GGTGGACTCGAGCGGCGAGGGTCGGGGTCAACGATGACGGCCCGATACCCGCCATCCGTTTCGAGGATGGCCCAGGCGCGCGGGTGCGCGCCCGATCCCATGTAGAGCTCTTCGATTGTCCCGTACAGCACCTCTTTGTTAGTGAGCTCGACCTTGACGCGCTCCCCCACGCCGGCCGCAGTCAGGCCGCCAGGGGACCAGGGGTCGCCGATGCGGCGCCCCTCGCAGTCATGCCCGTAGGCGGACTCGTCGGCATCGTCCGGGTCGAGCAGATCGAAGACTCGCCCGCATTCCGGGCACTTCCGGGTCATGCTGCACCTCGCCGGAAGACCATGAACGGCAGGAAGTCGTAGCCGGTCGGGTGCCAGGCCGGCCCATAGCCGCCCCAGCGTCCAGGGACGTTCGCCCGCACGCTCACGGTCTCGCCCAGGTCGACCTCGCGCGGATTCTTCCGGCGACTGTTGGCCGCCATCTCGCGCATGATGTCCCAGTACCGCGCGACATCGTAGCCGTGGTACTGCAGCTCCCCGATTAGGGCGTATAGCTGCTTGGCGGTCGTGCGGCTGTACTTCTTCGGCGTGACTGCGATGCACCCATCCTCAAGGCGGAGGGCGATCTCAGTTCGATAGCTGAAGAGGAAGAGGCCAGGCCGGTTGTAATCGGTCTCGGCCGATAGACGGTTGCCACCTGGGACGCTCGCGCGCCCCGTTCGCATCTCCCGGCCGTCGATGAACGCGGCCAAGACTTCGTCCGTGGTACCTACCTTGCGGGTCATGACTACAGGTCCTCCAGTTCAATGCGATTGTTCCAGCCCATCACGTCATCCAGGGCGATCTGCCATCGGTTCCAGCCGTCGGGCCATGCGCCGATCTCATTCCATTCCTGCACGGCGGCCTTGCAGACCTTCGCGATTGTCTCCGCGTCGCCGGTGCGGATAGCACGGGTCAGCGCGGCTTTCTGTCGCGGGTAGACGCGCTGCATGCGCGCGTAGTCGATGCGTCTCGGCTCGGGTCGCGCGTCGCGCCGGGCGATTGCATCCTCGAGGATTCCCATCGGTCGATTCTCCCATTACGGGCCCGGTATGCCGACCGGGTGCGGTTGCGGGTCCATCCCCGCCTATGCGATTGAGGCTTAGAGTCTAGCAGGTAGCTTAGTCGATGTCAACTAGTACGATGGTACGGGTTGACCGGTCGCGGGCCGATCGGTTAGCATGCGCACCGGTCCGGTACCGCCATGCAAGGCCGCGAAGCTGGCGGCCAGGTACCGCAACTAGTAGCAGGGCCCGGGTCAACCCGACGGGGTAGGTCCGGGCCCGGTTGCGTGCGGGTCATGCCAGGGCCCATAGGCTGGGCTGGACATAGGTGAACGCGTCTAGGCTGGAGCGGCCGCGGATGGCGCACCATACCGTAGCCTGCAGCTCGCGCGGCGTGATCTCCGCGTCTCGCGCGGCCATGCGATAGGCGTCCGCGATCTCCAGGTACTGGGCGCCGCGGATGGTCGCGACCGGTCGGCCTAGGGCGGCCAGGGCAGCCCATACATCAACCGTTACGGCGTGATCGTCGCCGGTCAGGTTGGCGAAGAATGCGCGGACCTTCGGCCCGCCTAGGATCTCGGCCGGATCTCCGCCGCATGCGATACTCCAAGCCTTGCGACGGTTAGATCCGGTGCCAGCTACCATAGGTTGCGGCCATGCGCGGCGGCCAGCTTCGATGATGCGATACGCGGCCGCAACATTCTGCTCCCAGGATACGCGCGGGCTCAGGGCGGCCACGATCCCCGCTACTTGCGCCGGGGTGTAGTGGCCATCGGCGGCCAGGGCGTGACATGTCAGGCGCGCGGTCGCGTACCATTCGGCGCCATCGGCCCGGGCGGAGTCGGGAGCATCGGCGTACAGGCGGCCGAGTCGCTCCGCCATGACCCGTACGCGACGGGCCCGCGCGGTAGCACGGCCGCCTAGGCGTGCGATGCGTCGGCGTTGCGCCGCGGTCATGATGCGGTGTACCCATCGAACCATGGGCCGAGTCGGCGCGTGCGTGCGCTTGCGACCTTGCCAACGGCCGTACTACTGCTAGTCTCCGGGTCATTGCAATGCGCTTGCGCTTCAGCGAGCGTTAGGCCGGTTGTGATCGTCCGGCGGTTTGGCCATCGGTTGAAGTAGTGGCGCACGATCCGATAGTGGCGGCATTCGTAGCGGCAGTGTGCGGTCATGTCCAGTACTCCCAGACTGTAGGCGCGAGGGTGAACATAGCACCCGTGGCCAGCCCAGCCCATGGGTTGACTAGGGCCCATGCCAGGAATACGGCCGCGCAACCGACGATACCGATCGCGAGGTTGACGGCCGGGTGCAGCCGACGTCGCCGGGTCATGCTACCGGCCGCCGGCTAATGATGACGGCCGCGGCGTAAGGTGTGCATCCCAGGACATGGGTCAGGTAGCCTACCGCGTCGCGGTAGCTGGGATCGGTCAGGATCGCGCCGGCGGCTGCATCCTTTGCGGCTTGCGCGGCCAGGTCGGCGGTTACGTCCTGATGGCCATACGCGTCGCGTGAGCGGCCGGTCAGGTTGTGGGAATCGAAGACTGGGAAGTCTCCGCGTTCGGGAGTGTTCATGACTTTGTCCGCTCCCAGGTCTCCGCGTCGCGGATGATATCGACAAGCGTTGTGCGTTCGCCGTCATCATCGGTTGCGAAGACTTCCCCGGCTCGAGGGCCGGTGCTGACATCGGTCAGGTGGGCATAGACCTCGCCAAAGTCATCCGTGATCGTGATTCGCATGGTCGGATCTCCGCGGCTTGCCATCATCAGAGTGCAGGGCGCCACCCGTACACTGTCGGGCCGACGGGCCCGATTCGGCTAGGGCTTGACGCGTCGCTGATCCTCGCGTCCCAGGTCGTAACCCTCGCGCCATGCGCGATCGACATCGTTGACCGTGAACTCGGCCGCGGGCGGTAGCAGTAGGTCGACTAGTGGCGAGTCTGCGGTCAGACCTTGCGGCCAGTCTCCGCCGGCGAAGGTGAACGGGCTAGGCGCGATTGATCGAATGTGCGTCTCGCGGGTGTGCGATCCGCCGCATCGGCCTAGCCGGTCAGTGTAGTCGCAACCGCTAGGCGGCCAGTCTCCGAATGCGTAGGCCGCGCGGACACTAACCGATCGGCGGAGGGTAGCATCGGCCGCGGCTAGGCGTGACGGGTTGGCGGGCGTGCCAGGTCGGTTGACGCCAAAGGGTGGGATGTATCGCATCAGGACCTCCAGTCTCGGCCGCGTCTCGGCCGTCGGATGTGAGTATGCGCGCATGGGTCACGTCATGTCAACTAGTACCTATGGGCTAGTACCGATCAACTAGGCTGGGCCGAATGGGCGGCGCATGTCTTAGGGTGGGCTGGGCTGGGGTGGGGTGTCTCCCACCCTACCATCCATGTAGTTGACATGGCAACAGCAGCAGGTACCCCAGGGTAGGTAAGGATGACGCAAGGTCGCGGAACCTCGAGACCCTTCCGGGCCCCGGGTGGGGTAGCAACTTTGCGGCACTCCCGGGTCATAGAATGAGGGAGATACCCCCCAACTCGCGAACCGAGGACGTCTCGACACTCGAGCTCAACCAGGGTGTGGACAGGGGACCCAGAACGGCCCGAATCGTGTCGAAGAGGGGTCTCCACGGGCCGGCAGGACGTGGCTGAGGTATCTCTGGACGCGTTGTGCCGTGCTTATTTCTGAGCACAAAGCGACACAAATGTACCGATCGCACGCTCAAACGGGGTACCAGGTAGAACAGGGAATCCGAAACAGGGTTCCGAGAGCGACACGTCGACCAGCATCACGTATCACACACCGGGAACGGTCGACGGTCGCGAACAAGGAGGCAGGACGGATGCGATCACTGGCAACTATGCCCACCGAGCTCTACCCGTGCGGGCACCCAGTCAACCCGCGAGTCACGAGCTGTTACGCGTGCATGCGCGCACGCAAGGCAGAGGCGCAGGGGTCAGGTCCGGTTGGTCACAGCGCGTACCGATTCGGCCACGCCACCATCGATGGTGGCCCGCCGACTCTGGGCCGCGTCTGGGTCGACAAGCCTACCCGCCCCAAGCGTCGCTACCGTCGACGTACCGAATAACGTCTCAGGAGGACACCATGGATGACACACTTGTGGCCGCGTTCGGCGCCCTAGCGGCGATGAACGAGCTGGGCCAGGAGCTCCGCTTCGACGCCGGCGAGGAGCAAACTACCGAGTCGATCGCGCACATCCGTAGCGCGCTCCGTCTCGAAGATAGCCTGCTCGAGTTCGTTGGGCACCTGCTCAAGGACGAGGAGGCCGAGCTGTCGACCGTCCCGGCCGGCACCGACTGATGGTCAACTTGCGGCCCGCGCGCATCCCGTGCCTCGACCCGATCGACTGTCCAGTCGTCGAGGAGATCCATCGGTGTGTCTTGGAGCAAGGGCATGACGGTTACCACTGGGACCACGGGTACCACTGCATTCCGTTCGGCATGGAGTGGGACTGATGCCAGGCAAGCAGGTCAAGAACTGGCCGCAGTACGAGAAGCTCCGGGGTAAGGGCATGAGCAAGACCAAGGCCGCCAAGATCGTCAACGCCCAGGCCGGGAAGAGGAAGAGCTGATGCAGTGCGACGGCAAGATCACGTTCTCGCCCCAGAGCGGTGGCTCGGAGCGCGACATCTACTGCCAGAAGCCGGCCGGCCACCCGGGCGTCCACGCCCATGGCGGGGCCCGCTGGCATAACCCGCGGCCGTCCCAGATCGCTGGCTCGGGCGCGCAGCTGACGACGCTCCGTCGGCTCTTCGGCAACCGTCGTGGCTGAGGTCGAGCGAGAGTGGCTGCTTCACGATGTCTGCGGGCAGACCTACCATGTCGACTACGCGCACGTCTGTCCGGGGCCGCCGGTCAAGCCGGTCAACCCGTTCGAGCGGAAGCTCTCCGACGCTGACGTCAAAGCCGTAGCGACTGAGATCGTTAGGCAGCTCAAGGGCCGATGAGCCCTCTCTTCACGCTAGCCGTTCTCTGCCTCCTATGCGTCGTCATCGGAGCAGGTCTCACATTGCTGGTCATGGTGCCTCGGTGCTCGGACTGGTGAGGTAACCCAGTGCCGCTCTACTACTCCGCTGACCACTACTGGCCCTCCAACACCGGAGAGGGCCGGTGGCTTGCCATGTTCGACGAGGACGACAAGCCGATCCTGCGCGACCGGAAGACGCTCACGGACTATGCGCTTGTCGACCCCAACGAGCCGGCAGGTAGCCACCCGGATCTGGCGACCCACAACACGCTCGGGCTGGCGACACAGCAGGAGCTCGACGACCACGCGCTGACGCCGCACGGCGGGTCCCATCCCGACCTGGCGACCCACGATACTTTGGGTCTCGCGACCCAGGCGGAACTAGATGGACACGAATCTGCTCCTGATCCTCATACTGGCTACGCTCTCAGTACAGAGCTTTCTACTCATGAAGGTGCTGCGGACCCGCATACCGTCTACGAGCGGGAGAGTCAGAAGGGGGTGGCGAACGGTTACGCCTCCCTTGACGGCTCGGGGCTTGTTCCTGACGCGCAGATTCCTGCGGCGATCGCGCGGGACTCAGAGCTCCACGCCCAGCTCCACGCGAGCGCGCACCTAAGCGGGGGCAACGACGCGATCTTCGCGGAGACGGTGCCGACCACCGCCGCCTTCGGAGATACCGCAGCCCAGGGGGCCGACGCGACCAAGGTCGCCAAGCTCTTGCACCGGCACGGGATGCCGGCCAACCCCGTCACGGCACACGAGGCCGCCGGAGATCCGCATACTGGGTACCAGAGGGAGTCGGAGAAGGGCGCCGCCTCCGGGTACGCGTCCCTCGACGCCGGCACTCTGGTTCCTTTCGCTCAGCTCGGTAGCGGGTCGGCTGACGGTACGAAGTTCCTGCGCGATGACCGGACCTGGATAACGCCCTCCGCCGCGCCATCGCCGGACGCGCGCCTGGTCGTGGCTGAGCTGGCGGCTGACCATGCGATTAGCTCGACCACCGGCACGGAGGCCTTCGCGATCGCCCTGGGGATCGGAACCTGGGCGATCAACATGTACCTGATGCTGGAGTCGGCCACGACGACAGTCGGGCCCATGATCGGCCTGAACTTCGACGGCACGGCTACAGTCAAGTCGTTCTCGGCCTTCTGGCCGGACGGTTCCACTGCCCTGTCGGCGTATACCGACAACATGGATGACGAGGGCGTCAAGGGCCTCGGTGTCATGGCCGGCATGGCAACCAAGACGTACTCGACCACTGCCCCTAACCTGGGGACCACGGTTGGCGTGACGACCATCAACTCGCTGGTGATGATGCATATCCGAGGCATCATGGTGGTGACGGCCGCCGGCAACCTCGAGGTGTGGCATTCGTCTGAGACCGCGAGCTCGACGACCCTGAAGGCCAAGTCCTCGATCGTGGCGATCAAGACGAGCGTGTAAGATGTCCCCGCCGACCGAGGCGCAGCAGCTCCAGTCAGCCTACTCGATCCTTGCGCTCCTGTGGGGGATTGCTGTGTCGGTCGTCGGGTACAACATCGCCGCGGATCTCGTCGAGATTCTGAAGTCGCGCAAGAAGAAGAAGCAGGAGAAGGATCGCCGCTACAAGGAGCCGTGCGCCGTCGACATGCACGAGTGGGGTGGCGATCCGGCCGTGTGCCAGCGGTGCCAGGAGCCTAAGCCGCCAGGGGCTTGACAGGGATTAGTCTAGGTGTATGCTCCGGTGGTTGGAACCCATCACTGGAGTGGACCTATGGAGCCAGGCAAGACGACAGACGAGGGCGGAGTCAAGACTCTCCCGAAGGGGAGGAAGGCAACGCCAGCGACGTTGCTGGAGGACTTCACCGTCGTCGCCCAGCGACACTACTCAGGCGTCTCGACAGACGGCTGGGGCCAGGCCACGGAGGAGCTGTTCCGTGATCTTGAGGCCAACGGCATCGAGATCCGCATCGCCTCCGTCGATGACCAGCCCTCCTACTGAGGGCTGAGGGACACCGATGGGGTGAGCAACGCAACCCAAGGGACCAGGTCACCGTCACCCACCACGGTTCCGCGCAAGCGGCAGATTCGGGGCCAGCTGTTGACGCAGCCGGCCATGGGTTCGACGGAGAGACCCACGTTCAGGCGTGGTGGTCCCCGAGCGGCCGGACAGCTGGCGTCAACTGGCGAGGGGTCCGGTGCTCACCCCATATTCATTCGAGATCTCGCGCCATTCAACCAGGCCGATGTCCTCCGTGGAGAGCGGAGTCGACTCGAAGGTGAGTGGCATGGACCCGCGTAGGTACTCCCCCGCCCAGACAGATCACAGCGAGGGGCACGGCGGAGAGCTCCTCTTCCTGATGATCGCCCTGCCGTTCATCGTCTACGCAGGCGCATTCGTCTGGGGCTGGATCGGTGCCGTGGTCGGAGTTGTGGCCTGGTTGATGGTCATGATGGGCTACGACGGCTGAGATCAAAGCGGCACAATCGTACCGCTCTTGTGCTTAGTCTAGGGTACCTAGTAGGACCGTACGTCTTCGGACGGTAGTGGTTCTGCGACCCAGACGCATTAGCAGTCGGATATGGTTCACTGGGGAGCCACTGGAGTACCAGCTAGGCCGACAGCTGAGTAGGGAGATACTGGCGAAGGCTGATGGCCAGGAATCCCGGTCCGACGTTGCGGGCTCCATAAGCCAGCCTCAAACACGTCGCCGGATGGGTAACCGGCATCTAATCCGCCAGCGCGTATAACCGGTTCCCCACCATCAACGGGGCCGCTGGCCATTCATGCGACGGTAGCGCACCGTCCCCGCCGCCGTTGTCCAGGCGGTAGTGATGCCCGTGGCTAAGCGTTCGGCCTAGCCGGCACGACCCGGGCCCCGCACCTGTAGGCGTAGCTGCAGGCACCTCGAGCAAGCGAAGAGATCAGGTGAGCCGTCGCAGCCTTGCTGCATCGGTCGCCATTCTCACCATTGGACCTGGCGCCTCTGCTCGAGCTCTGAGCTCAGTTCGTCCCCGACGGGGGACATGGAGACCCTATGCCGACCAAGGCCCAGATCCAGGATGCCGCGCGCAAGAAGCAGGTAGCCGATTCCCAATCGAAGTTGAAGGGCTCTCGGCGGGGACCCAAGGTCACTGGGAGTCGTAGCCCTGCCGCTGCCGCTGCCAGTCGTAGGCGTGTCGCTGCCTCTGCGAGTCGCCGTAGTGCTGCCGCTCCGGCCGCTCCGGCGTCGAAGACGTCAGGCCTGAAGAGCTACGGCAAGCCCACCCCTGGTGGGTCGATCGGCCAGGCGCACCAGTCCTTCTTCGACATCGGCAACTTCCTCAAGAACCGCAAGTAAGCGGATTCAATAGCGACCCGGGTACACCCCTCCACCCATGCATACATGCTGAGGGCGTCTGACCTACGGGTCGCTTTCCCCTGTGCGGAGATAGATCGTGGCTAAGCCCTCCCAGTTCGGTGGTGGACAGTCCGGCGCAGAAGGCATTGGCCAGCGTCGCGGTCGACCGATGTTCACGACCGGTGAGCTCGAGTCGGTCTTCAAGCCATTCGAGCTGAAGGCGGCCCAGACCAAGGGCCAGAGCGACACGGCTCTCTACCAGACGGCGACCAAGGCAGTCATCGACCGGTTCCTTCGAGAGAAGGCTGCCCGTGAGGCTGAGTCCCAGGCGCCCGACGTCCCGGATCTGCCGGAGGGTCCCGAGCCCGGGTCTGTCATCCGTCCAGGCGGCTCGTCCCAGGGCAGCACCGGCCCCGAGGCCAGTGGGGGTGCGGGCGGCGGGGCGAGCTACGGCTCCAGCGGTGGGTTACCTAACACGGCGATGGGCACCGGTGGCGCCGGCAAGAAGCTAGCTCCGATCCCGACGATCCCGAAGGGGACTGTTGTGAACAAGGGAGCCGGCGGGCGACGCAACTTCACCGAGAGCGGTACGAAGTCTGCCTCGCGTGTGAAGCCGGTGGCCAAAGCGCCCGCCAAGAAGCCCGCCTCGAAGCAGGCCCTGCGGCCGGCGGCGGTCAGGGCGATGACATCACTGTGAAGCAGCTCAAGGTCAGCCGTGCCGGGTTCGGCAATCCGGGCTACTGCCGGATCTGCGCCTGGGAGGGCGCGAGCGAGCTGAACAAGCACATCGCCAAGGAGGACTGGAACGCCGGTCAGGCCAAGCGGTGGGCCCAGGACTTCGGGTTCACCTTCGACCGGGGGACCTACTACAAGCACAAGCCCCATATCACCGACCCCAAGCGGTCCTTCGTCGATCAGGCGAGGCTCAGCCCGGTTCGCCGGGTGAACGCTGAGGTCTTCCTGGAGGCCGTCAAGGATGCCGCCTTCGCCAACATCGACCCCGAGCAAGGGGGCGATCCCAGGTCTGTAACCCTAGACCAGGGGCTCAAGGCGGCCCAGACCCTCCAGGCGTCACGGCAGGCCAAGCGCCAGCCTGATGCACTCGTTGTCCTAGCCCGGTTGGTTACCGGTAAGGCCCCAGAGATTGTCGCAGCGGCGTTTCACCAGCTGACGACGGAGGAAGAGATCCCTAATGGCGAATGAGTATGGCCTGCGCATCCTGCGCAAGGTCGACAACACGAAGCTCGACGGACCGACGATCGACCTGCTGCTCGACGAAGAGCCCGGGCCGGTACTCGGCTTCGACGTCCAGATGAAGTCGGACGGCAAGTACCACGTCGTGATGACGAACCCGATCGGCTACGTCGACAACGACGCGCCGCGCTCGGTGTTCTTCACGGACACCATCATGCAGGCGACCCTTGGCTTCGCGATCATGGACGCCAACGGACGCATCCTGGGCGAGGTCGAGGAGCTCCTGAAGGCTGAGGAGATCATCCAGTCCGCTAAGGTCGAGCTCAAGTTCGAGGTCGACTGGGCCGGCAACGATGAGTTCGTGAACGACCCTGCGGCATCGGCCCAGGCGGCCATCGACGACAAGGACGCCGAGATCGCGGCACTGCGTGCCCAGCTCGAGGCGATGCAGGGCTCCGGGACGTCCGAGGGTGAGGTTCAGATCGAGCCTGCCGCCGAGACGGTCACCGCCTAGCATGGGCCGGCAGCTCATCGGGGACGTCCTGCTGGACAACCTGCGCCTGACGCGACTCTGGAACCACCTGCTGGTGGACTTCCCGAAGCTGACCGATCGGGAGACCGTGCCGGTCAGCTGGATTCAGGAGCCGTTCGACTACAGGCGCCCCGATGGGCTCGTCGTGCCGCTTGAGCGCGTGGCGGTCCTCGCCGTGCAGAGCCCAGATCCCCAGGTCAAGACCCAGAAGATCCTGGATCACGTCGGGATGTGGTTCTCGACCTTCCGCGAGAAGGAGGTCGAGCATCGTCACGACAGCCAGGACTGGCTCTACCCCATCGCTAAGTCGTTGGTTCGCCAGCACCTGCAGCGACTGCAGGACATGTCGGAGATGAACTGGGACCCCGAGGTCCTCAAGGCGCTCAACGACCCGGAGACGCGGGCGATCATCGACCGTGCGCGCCAGCTCCAGGGGCGGCCGGCGTGAGTCGCGTCGGGAGTTTCCAGGGGCCTACCTTCGTGGTGGGTATCCCGCTCAGTGTTATCCACCCGATCGACAACAAGTTCCCGGGTCCGTACACGGATGCGCTGATGGACCCCGCGCTGGCGTTGACGCCGGCCCAGCAGCAAGAGCTCCAGAAGCAGATCGACGACCTGTTCGGCACCCTGCAGGAGGTTCGCCGGAACGCGCCGTACTATGGATTCTGAGCTCCAGGAGCTAGCTCACCTCGGCTATAGCCGGGACCCCATCTACTTCGGGGAGCATATCCTCGGCATTCGATTCAACTTCGCTCAGAAGCGCCTCATCCGCATGGTCGCCCCGCGCGACGGGTCGGAGACGTGGGCTACCAAGTTCCTGGTCTTCTGGGCGGCCAACCAGGTCGGCAAGACGCTCGGCCTGGCGTTCCTGCTTCTGTGGGCAGCCTGGAACAAGATCGGCGTCCCGACGGCCGAGACGTCACGGTGGCTCGACGCCCCGTACGAGTGGTACCACCTGAGCCCGTTCCAGGAGCAGGCCTACCTGCCGCTCCGGGACATCGAACTCCTCGTCCAGGGGTCGCACCCGGCGCAGTTCGACAAGGCCACCGGCGAGTACCGGCCGATGCGCATCCCGGAGGGGATGGTCAAGAGCGTCACGCTTGAGCACTACTACGACGGCCTCGAGCTATGGAATGGGGCGCACATCCACTTCCGCACCACGTCCGAGCGGGCCAAGGCGCTGCAGGGTCGGCGGGCGGCGGGGATCTCGTTCGACGAGGCAGCCTTCGAGACGCACCTGATCGAGATCATCGAGGAGGTGCTGAGCATGCGGCTCATCGCCTCGGGTGGTCCCCTCTTCATCGTCTCGACGCCTGACGGCATCAACGACTTCTTCGAGCTCGTCACACGCCTGCGGGACAGTGGCCACCACATCCTCGGTGAAGCCGGCGAGATCGATGACCGGGTCTGGGTCAACGACGACGGCGAGGTCCTGATGTACGCCGATGTGTACGACAACCTCGGGTTCGGCCTGACGCAGGAGGCGATTGACCGGGAGGAGGCGAAGCAGTCAGCGCACAAGGAGCAGACCCTTCGTGGCGCGTTCCTCAACCCGCAAGAGGCGTTCTTCGTTCCGCTGGAGAGGATCGAGGCGGCGTTCGACGTGACGCTCCCGGTCCATGTTCCACCCCAGGATGGGCATTCGTACTCCGCCTTTTGGGACCCGTCGCTCGACAGTGACCCGACCGCCGGCATCGTCATCGATGTCACAGACCCGGATCACTGGCAGGGAGTCTACCTACAGTGGAACCAGATCCCATTGGGGGTCGATGACCTGCTGATGGAGATCCACCGGACGCACTTCTGGTACCACGCGAAGCCGTCCATGGCCCGTCGCATGATCCGCGGCACGACCTGCAAGAGCGGATGGGACAGTACGTCCATGGGTGGACATATGTTCACCCAGCTCCTGTCAGACATCTCACCGAAGCAGCCGATTGACTTCGCCGGCAAGAAGCAGATCAAGCTCGATGCCCTGACCAACCTCCGCATGCTGTTGCTGACCGGGAAGCTGAAGTTCCCGAAGACTGGGCCCTGGTTGCGGCTCCTCAGAGAAGTGATGAACTACCGACTCGTCGACGACAAGATCCAGCAGGACACGGTCATTGCTGCCGCCGGTGCTGCCCAGAACGGGCACGGCATGGGGGCGGGTGGCCAGGTGCGTGCGGCATTCCGACCAGGGGCGACCGTGGCACAGAGAGGGCGTATCTAGGTGGCGGATCAGATCGCGCGCCAGATGGTCGCCGCTGAGGCGATTGAGCGGTACGTCGAGGTCGAGGCCTACTACCTGGACCTGGCGGCGCAGTACAACAAGCGGCACTTCTACTACAGCCCGCCGCGTGGCGATCAGTGGCCCGAGGACGCCAAGAAGCGCCCGGGCAAGATCCACATGACGGAGAACGTCATCAAGCCGGCAGTCGAGATCCGGGCCCGTCTCGAGGCCATTCTCCCGCGGCTGGCGCTGGTTCCCCCGACGACTGATCCGGCCACGCGCAAGCAGGCGGAGGGCGTCGAGAAGATGGTCTACCGTTTCCTCGAGCTGGCCAACTGGGAAGTCCAGCTGGCCATGACCTCGAAGACGAAGAACCTCTACGGCAAGACGTTCTTCAAGGTCTTCTGGAACAACGATGAGAAGCGTCCCGATTTCACGGCGATTGAGCAGCCCCAGAACCTGCGTGTCGGGTGGGGCGACAGCAACTACGAAACCGTCGATTGGATCATCTACGAGTACGCGATCAGCCCGATCCAGGCGATGCGGCGGTTCCCGGACGTTCAGGTCAGCCCGAACCAGGGCAAGGACAAGCCCCTGAAGATCGAGGTCCTCGAAGGGGCCGGCGACCATGCGGACCCGATCGATAGCATCGACTCCGGCACCGCTGGGACGATCGGTGGGGGAACCGTCGAGCAGCGACCTTTCCGGCCGCAGCGCAAGCGGTACACCCTGACTGACTACGAGCGCAAGCAGGTCCGCGTGTGGGACTACTGGTACATCGACGAAGACGGCGTGGTGCAGAACGTCATCATGCTGAACCGCACCGTCGTGGCTGAGGGGACCCACAGCGAGCTGATCGGCATCCCGTACATCCCCGTCCCCAACGATCGGGAGCCGGGGAACCCCGAGGGCATGTCGATCGTCGATGACCTGGTCGACCTGCAGATCGAGTTCAACCGGCTCATGAGCCACTGGATGCAGGCGATCGCGGACAACATTGACCCCGCATACCAGCTGAGGGGCGAAGGCAACGACGAGGTGCCGGCGGGCAGCATCCCGGCTGCCGGCGATGCCGTGGCGCCAGGGGGCAATCGCTTCTTCGAGGTCATCAACAAGGGCGTCGGCAACATCTATCAGATGTCCGAGGCTGTGGCCGCGCTCTGGAACGAGATCCATCGGCGCACTGGCTTGAGCGAGGTTCTGTGGGGCCAGCTCCCGGGGGCGCAGACGTCCGGTCGTGCCGTCGCCATCCAGATCGAAGGCGCCTCGAACCGGATCGGCATTGCGCGCCTTTACATGTACAACGCCCTGATCCAGGTCCTGGTGATGTGGCTGGCCATGATCGAGCGCATGGACGTGAAGATCAAGACCCCCGACGGTGAGACGCTCGCCCTGGCCGACAAGGTCAAGGGCATGCGCCGCTGGAAGGTCATTGCGCCGGAGATCACGCCACGCGACGTCATCGAGGCGACCATGAACGAGATCAACAAGATCAACGCCAAGCTCTCGTCGAACCGGTCCTCCATGGATCGGCTGGGTGAGGACTCGCCAGAGGACGAGCTCGAGCTCATCCGAGAGGAACGATCTGACGTCAAGCTCTACCCAGGAGAGGTGCAGTCTCAGATGGCCGTGGCCGCCACTGCACAGCAGATCGCTATGGCTGGGGGCGCTGCCCCCACGCCCGAGGCCAGCTCCGAGGCGGCAGACCAGGACGCCCAGACGGCTCAGCCAACTCTGGACGAGTCCCAGAACGAGGAATCGCTTACGCCGGCGACTGGGGTAGGCAGTGCGCCGCCCGCGGGGGCCGGTGCGGAGGGGCTGGGCTTCACCCAGCAGACGCTCCTGCGAGGTACGCCCTCGGGGCAGGTTCAGCCGCTTCAGCAGCTGACCGTTAGGGAGGAAGTCTAGTGGCGCGCCCGAGCTCCTACGGGGCATCGCAGGACGTCAGCGGGATGCTGGCCGACCTCTTCCGCGGGACCGTCTCGCGGCAGGAGGCGGCGACCGATCGTGCGATCGCGCGCACCAAGCGCGAACAGGCGGCCGCGGATGAACTGAAGTACAACGAGTGGAAGCAGGGCGTCCTGTCCGACGACGAGTGGCTCGCCTACATCGATGAGCGCGTCGAGGCCACGAAGGGTCTACCCGAGGAGCACGACGACTGGCTCAAGACCCAGCGCGAGCACCACAACTCGATCGCGGACCGGCGGGCCGAATACAACTTCGAGAGCGGTGCTTGGGACTCCGAGCAGCTCCTGGGCTACTACCGCGAGCGGATGTCGAAGGTCGACAAGAACAGCGAGGCGTGGCGCGAGCTGAGCGTCCGGTTCAATGATCTGGTCGACCGCCGACAGGGCGAGAACCTGACGACCGGTGCCGAGATCATCATCAACGGCATTGAGCGCGGGACGCACTCCTACGACGACCTGCTGAAGTTCTATCAGGAGCATCGCAAGGGGACCCGGCCGAACTCCGACCTGCGCGTCCAGCTCGACAAGCAGATCGAGTCGGTCAACGACAAGATCTTCCAGAATGAGCGCGAGGGCGAGCTCGAGCACCTGCAGTACCAGTACGCGTCCAATCAGATCAACGGAGCGCAGTACGCGGCCGGCCTCCGGGGCCTGGCCGGGACCTTCCGTACCAGTGACCCGGCGCGCTACTGGCAGCTCCTGTCGGCAGCCGACCAGGTCAACCGCATCGTCGGCACCGGCCGTCGTGGCGGTGGCGGTGGAGGCGGCGGCGGAGGTGGCGGTGGAGGCGGCGCGGGAGCCGGCAGTCGGGCCACTTCGGGAGCCGGGGGCGAGTTCGTCGCCGGCGCGGCCGGTCCGTTCGGGGTCGACTACCAGAGCGGCCCGAACATCCTGGACCCGATGGGCGGCTGGACGGGCATCGGCTTCGTCGACGACAAGCAGTTCGCCTTCGACCGTCAGGCAGACATCGACCGCGTTGACACCCTGTTCGAGCAGATCGAACGGGGCGAGCGGATTGTGGTTGACGAGACCACCGGCGAGGCCTTCGAGGTCACGGCCGAGCTGGTCCGTGACCTGGGTCGCCAGGCGATGCGCACCTACGACGCGTGGGGCGCGTCCGAGTTCGCCCAGGGCAAGAACGCGAACGGCACGCAGCGGCTCCTCGACAAGCAGGAGTTCATCACCAAGTACCAGGTCACCCTGAACGCTGATCTCGAGTACAGCTTCGCGGATCTAATGGCATCGACGCAGTCGGCGTGGCAGCACGCCATGGATTCAGGGGACCCGGGCCAGCGGCTCCGTGTCTCGCAGCAGCTGCAGAAGAGCTGGACTTCGTGGGCCGAGGGCCTCGAGAACTTCGTCGATGAGGAGCAGGTCTCCCAGCGGGACCGGAAGGTCACCAAGGGGACCGAGAAGGAAGCCGTCGGCGCCAAGACGAAGCAGAAGTTGACTCCGCGCTGGGGCAGCGTGGGCGTTCCGCCCGAGTATCGCAACGCGGCCAACGCTCAGAACATGCTCTGGTCAGCGATCGCCACCGGGACCGACCCGGCCTCCGTCGAGCAGACGCTCCGCGAGGCTTCGATCCTGACGGCGCAGGACCCCAACTCTCCGGTCTCCGAGGCCTTCTTCAACGACCTGGCGCAGTCCGCTGTGCTGTCGCTCGAGGATCGCCAGGGCCTGGAGGAGGGCACGCGCGTACGCGTCATGCAGGGGGGCCGCGTGCAGATCGTACCGGCCGTGGCCGTGCCGAGGGCGCAGCCTCAACGTGATGGCACCGTGGCATATGTCCTGGACGATCTTCAGCCGGCGGTGGGACTGGCCGAGGGCAGCGTCGGCCGCAAGCCAGCGTACATCAAGATCAACGGCGCAGTCCAGAAGGTTTTTGTCGACCTCTACGAGGACACGGTGCCGATCGACGCCTGGGGTGTCAATGTGGCGGATGACCTGAAGGTCACCCTGGGGAACAAGAAGACGGTGACCCTGAAGGCCGGGTCCTTCCTGAGCTCAGAGATCCTAGATCAGATCCGGGCGGATGGGGCCACGTTCCAGCGGCTCCAGGACCAGGGCGTCATCCAGCGGACCAACGCGATCGCTCCGTGGCTGACGTCGTCGGTGACCTACGAGAACGCCAAGGGCAAGGTCGTCACAGAGTCGTGGTCCTTCGATCCGCAGTCCAATGGTTGGATCAAGGGCGCGATGCCGTATCGCTTCCTGGGGATGAACGCTGACGGGACCGTCAAGGTCAATGCGGACGGGACTCTGGCGGTGGACATGGTGCCCTTCGCGCACGCCGGTTACTCGCCGGTCCCTGCGTTCGGCCTGTCTCCGCGCGAGGTCGCGCGCCTGCACGACATGGGCGAGCTCTCGATCGAGGGCATGTTCAAGCGTGACGCGACGGGCCAAATCACTGGGGAGCCGATGACGGAGGCGGACCTGTGGTACCGCAAGCGCGAAGCTGCTCAGGATCTCCACGATAAGCTCCAGGGCGTGGCGGACGCCATGAATGAGGTGCCACGCCGGACCCAGAAGGAAGAGAGTGAGCGGTACCGCGCACGCGTCCAGGCGGAGATCGGTGACACGGTTCGCCGGCGGTTCCGGGGCCTGCAGATTGCAGACGTCCCGAACCAGGAGTTCGTCCGGCAGCTCTCGATTACCCAGCCGATCGCCCAGGTCGCCAAGAGCCTGGGGATCAACCTGGGCATGGGCGGCACTGAGATCGACGAGCAGCGACGCGAGCAGCGTGTCCAGCGTCTGGCCGACGAGGCCACCAAGACGAAGGTCACCATGCCGGCCCTGCCACCGACTGCCATCCGCCCCGTGCGGAAGCCGCCGGAGATGGCCGACATGCCGGAGCCGACTAAGTCAGGACCGATCCTGACGCGTCAGCCCACTGTGAAGCCGACGCCTGCCCGACCGGCCGCGCCGGTTCGGGTTAGCAAGCCGGCTAGTCTCAAGTCGAGTTCGACTCGACGTCTCAACTTCCGGGAGCGATAGTGCCATTCTCCTACCGTAGCCCCTGGACGGCGAATGACCGGCCTGCTGCCCCCACGCGGGGACAGGCCTATCGGGCACCGTTCACCTACAAGGCTCCACAGCTCCAGTCTGGTCCTCCTACGCCGGCGGAGCGTGGTATCCCTGAGCGGGTCCAGGCATCTCCGATGGACATGCTGACGACCGCCGTGAAGGCGCCGGCGCACGTTGCGGAGCGACCATTCGCGTTGGCGAACCAGGCTGCAAAGCGAATCCTAGGGACGCCTGATGACGAGAAGGGGCCGCTCGATCACCTCTTCGGGTTCATCGGTGGCCAGCGCGTGTTCGGCAGCCAAACGTTCGGGCAGACCGTTGATGGTATCGCTCATGTGATCGGCCAACCCGGTGCATTCGCCAACAGCTGGATCATGTCGCACCATGCCAACCGCGCGCGTGAGATCTGGAACAAGCGGGACGATGAACCTGTTGGCCAGGGGACACTCTCCTTCATCACGGTTGGTGAGTACAAGGAAGACCTCCGCAAGATGGGGATTACGGATCAGGTTGCAGCGGATCTGGTCTCCGGCAAGGTGTCGGCCTGGGAGGTGGGCGACATCTCCAGTCCATTCCAGGACAACCCAATCGCGGACTTCGGCTACCGAGCGGTCATCGATCCGGTCAACCTGGTTTTCTTCGGTGGGCCGGCTATCGTGCGTGTGGGCGGCAAGGCTGCTCAGGGCGCATGGGCGATGTTGAAGCCCAGCGTGGCAGGTCGCATGACGCGTGGCGCTGGCTACATCCAGGACATGGTCGGTCTCGGCTTGCGGGCCCCCAAGTTGGGGTCTCCACGGACTGCGGCAGCTGAGATCCTGCGGGGCGAGTCCAAGGGCGCCAGTTTGAAGGGCCTGGCCCAGGTGTGGGACGCGGCCGCGCGCGGGGCGGGGCACATGCGCATGATTGCCTCGTCCGCGAACCGGACGGCCATCAAGGGCTACAAGATCGGCCTGGCTACGGAGGCCGGCGTCATCGGGTCCCAGGTCGCAGCTGGCAGCGTTGACAAGGTGGCCGAGTTCACCCTGGGCGAGAACAACGTGGTCTCCGGCATCATGCAGGGCTGGCTCGACTTCGCCAACGATGTCCAGAATGACCATCCGATCTCCGACAACATGCTGGCCGTCATGGTCACCGCCTTCCACATGCCGGCATCTGGGCTCGGCCGAGAGGTCGTCGGGGGCGTGCGGGGTCGCATCAGGGCGTTCCAGGGTGACGACTTTGAGGCCGTCATGGCTCGCGAGCTGGGTGTCGGGTCGACGCCGGCGGAGCGCCTGACGGAGTTTCGCGAGTACATCACCTCGACGTCCAAGGCGATGGGTCTGACCTACGAGGAGGGCCTCGCCTACTTCCGCAGCCACATCGACATGCACAGCACCCTGGAGCGTCTCGTCGATGAGGCCCCGGTGCTGATGGACCCCCAGGCCAATACGGGCCAGACCCTGGCGGCGTCGTTCGATGACCTGGCCTACCGCGGCAAGTTCCTGCACGACTGGGTCTACGGCATCAAGGAGAAGATGATCGCCAAGGGCCAGATCAAGAGCACGGCCCGGGTCGACACCCTCAAGCGGTGGCACGCCAACCAGTTCGGCGCCGATGTAACGGCGCTCGACTTTCCCTGGGATGCCCAGCTCGCACGGCGGACCTTCTTCGAGCAGTTCCTGCCTGCGCAGCTAACTACGGCTCCGGTGCTGAATAAGCTCGGGGCGGCCGTGATCGGTCGTGCCAAGGTCATCACCAAGGAGAGCATGACCGACCTGATCCGTGTGCTGGAGCTGGCAGCCAAAGACCATGGCGGGTGGGTTCCACTGGGCGAGGTCTACGACGCGATGCGTCGGTTCCCCGGCCTGCTCGAGCACGACACGACCGGGATCTTCGAGCGCCTCATGACCCTGCGTGGTGGTGGCGCCAAGCGTGAGGTCCACATCGACGAGCTGAAGCCCTCCCTCGAAGAGCTGCGTACCAACGCGCCGGCCCAGCAGGAGCTCTTCCACGAGGCTCGTCGCGCCGAGCGGGACGCTCCGGCCGATCAGGTCCAGGACTTCGATGGCGTCATCGTCCGTGACGCGGTCCGCAAGATCCACTCCCAGAAGGACCTCGAGAAGTTCCGTCATCGCGAGGTCGACATGGCCGGCGAGGACATGCGGCAGGTCATTGCTGAGCAGAAGCGATCGCTGCGGTCTGACTTCTCCAGCCCTGGCAAGCGCCGGAAGCCCAAGCCCCCGTCGATGCGGCGTATGGCGCAGGTCGACGACCTCTACGCACAGACCATTCGCGACACCGGGGCGACCTGGAACCCGCGGACCGGGGCCTACTACAAGCTGCAGGACGGCTTCATCGTCGGCCAGCATCACGCCACCTTCCGGGAGGTCCCGGTCGACAACCAGGCTGCTTTCCGCAAGGCAGTGGCTGACGTCCAGAAGGCCTACCCCGACGCGTATGTCGGGACCTGGGTCAACGAGGGCGTGATCCACGTCGACCCCTCCGTGGTCCTGATGGACATCGGGGAAGCCATGACGGCCGCTTTCCTCAAGAAGCAGAAGGCAATCTGGGATGCCAAGCGTGGCGTCGAGATCAATGTCCCGATCAACGAGGCAGACCTGCCGGTCGCCATCTCCGAGCTTCGGCTCCAGATGGGGATGCCCGATACCATCACCGGCACCGTGCCGGCCCCGCGGTCCTTCGACCTGTCGGAGCCGGATGCGCTCTACAACATGCTGAGCGCGCGGGTACCTGCCAAGGGCAACCCGGGGTACACCCTCGAGGAGGGTGTCATGAATGCGCAGAGCCTCTACATGGTATTCCGGGACGAGGCCGGCGATGTGGCCGGCATCCTGGAGATGCAGCGAGGCGCGAAGCCAGGCCAGGTCGAGCAGGTCAACGTGGCGGTTCGGTCCAAGAATCAGGGCCAGGGGATCGGCAAGGATCTCTTCGCTCAGGCTCGGAGGCTCGGCTACGACGTCGAAGCGGCCAGCGGGCGGGGGACACTGACTGAGTCCGGTGCGGCGCTCAAGGCGGCGCGGGAGCGTGAGGCACTCGTCGAGTACGAGACGCGCGCGGCCCAGATCGCGGAGCAGCAGGCCAAGTTGGACGACGCCACGGCACTGAGCCGGGAGCTCGACAAGCGGGCTGAGGAGCTGCGCACCGTTCGTCTGGACCCCCGGTTCAAGCTCGACGAGATGCCGCCCCAGATGGCGCAGCGTCTGCGCGAGCTGGAGAGCCGGCTGCGTGAGGACTACCCGATGTACACCCTCGAGCCGGCGCCGGTCAACGCGCTGCGGCTTTACCCCGAGGATGGTGTCCTGCCGTCCATGGTCCTGGAGCGCAATGCGGTCGCTCGGTTCCTGTCCGAGTACGGGCCGGCCTCGAAGATCTCGATGATGTGGGACAACCTGTTCGGGCCAACGCCTAACTCGAAGATGGCGCACGCGTCCCGTCAGGAGATCTACGACCACCTGATCCCCGAGGGCTTCACGCCCAAGCAGATCGACTTCTTCCTGGAGCGCCTGCGCGGCGACGTCGAGCGACATCGGATCGGCCTCCTCGAGTACCCGATGTACCGTGGGATCAACAGCCTCCCCAAGCGAACGATCGAATCGATCGCGGCCGAGCTCTTCAGCCCGGAGCAGTTCGCGCGCGTGACTGAGAAGTTCGGGTCGTTCCAGGAAGTCCTGGCCCGGTCGTCCAACTCCTTCGTCCGGCGTGTCGAGCACATGGTGCTCCGCGGCGAGCGGGTCGGCCTCGCTGACCGGCTGGCGAAGGGCGTCTACGACGGTTGGGGCAATGTTCCCGGCCTGAGCTCGGGTACCCGGGTTCTGTCGAAGACCCTCTACCCTCTGTTCCGGTTCGCGTCCGACATCCGGTACCACCTGATGAACATGCTCGAGGCGGACATGATCGCCCTGGGTCGCGATGGCCTGCGGGCGACTAGATTCGGCGGTGAGGCGGGTGCCCTGGCACGCCGGGCCTCCCGCATCCACGCCAAGAAGTACATGGGCGCCAACCCCCTCGACGATGCGGACACCACGGGCTTCCTGTGGGGTCGGCTCTACGACGAGCGGGTGGCCAAGATGTTCGAGGTCGAGCGCCTGGACTCCGTCACGGACGTTGTCCGATCGTTGGGCGACGACAGCCCGATCAAGCGCGACATCCTGGAGCGGTTCCCGGAGTTGAAGACGGATCGCGACATCGCAGAGCTCCTCGATGAGCAGCTCTACCGAGGCCTGAACGACGACAAGATGGGAGCCCTCGAGGGTGTCCTGGGCGAGGCGGATCGTCTGCTCAACCAGGCCGAGATGGTGGAGATCGCGCCGCTCTTGCAGCGGATTGCGGAGGTCAATCAGAACACCTACGACGACATCGTCAAGGTCCTGATCGGCAACGTGAATCGGTCCCGCATGGAGCGCCTGCTCAACAGCTACTGGCTGTACTGGCCCCTGAGCTACCAGATCAAGGCGACGCGCTGGCTCTTCGACGTCATGACGCGTCGGATGGGCGGCAGGCAGACCAACCTGGGCGGGGCGTTCATGGTCGAGCGCATGCACCAGCTCCACCTGCAGCAGCTCCAGAACAATCCCGAATATGCGGAGGAGCTCGAGAAGCACCCGACCCTGTGGTTCGCAGCTCAGATGCTCTTCCCCATCACGCCGCTCGACATCGGCGTGTCACTCTCCCGACCAGCCCGCTATGTGGGGTCCTGGGTCGGCTTCTGGCCGGAGTACGCGAAGGCGTCCAATCCTGGCGAAGCCGCCGTGGCGATCCTCGAGATGGGGCCCATTTATACGGCAGAGCTCCTCGCACGGATCAACCAAGAGTTCGATTCCGGCGACCAGAGCTCAGATGCCGAGTACCAACGATTGCTCCCGGTTCGCCGGTAGCTGAGGAGGCAAACCCGTGGCAGACGACCAGCTCGCCGGTCAGGAGCCTGAGCCTGCGTCACCGGAGACCCCGGCCGCGCCCCAGACGCCTGACATCGAGACCCTGGTGAAGGCCCAGGTAGACCAGGCCGTGAGTGGCATCGAGACTCGTTTCGGTAGCCGCATTACGGGCCTGCAGCGTGTGATCTCCGAGAAGGATCGGACGATCAACACGCTTCAGAGTCAACTACAGACCGCTGGCCTGTCCGAGGACGAGCGGGCACAGTTGACCGAGCGACAGAAGGACCAGACCATCGCTCAGCTCCAAGAGCAGCTTGCTCTCCAGGCGCTGGCGGGCAACGGGTACGCCGACGAGGTGGCCCTGCTCGAACGATTCGGTCAGGCCCAGTCCGCTCAAGAACAGCTGGATCTTCTCAAGGAGATCCGGCAGGCTACGAGCGCCGCTCCAGCCACCCCTGCCGCTCCGGCTACGCCGGCGCCCGCGGGAGAGGCCGAGGTGGTCGCTCCGAACGTCCCGGATGTTGACCGCAACCGCGCTATTGCACCCCTGCCTGCGGCAGGCGTACGGACGAAGGAGCTCCCTGATGGGCGCGTCGTCGACCGTGCGGGGGCTATGCGACTCCTGGAGTCCTTCCAGGGACCGTGGCGCCCTAAGAGCGAGTAGCGCGTTCGATAGCCGGAGAGCGGTGAGCTCTTCGACAGGTACATCCAATGGTTGATGCATCCACAACTGCGAGTGTGTTCGCGTCAGCACTGACCTTCATCGTGCAGGAGGACGTCCTCGACAACCTCCGTTCCGATCTGGTCTATGCCGACCCGAGCTATGCGCAGGAAGGGGACTTCGACGCCGGCCGCGACACCTTGATGTTCGTCTCGGTGCCCGACCTCAGCGTTTCGACGACCCCACTTACCGAAGGCACGCGCCCTGACAAGCAGGCCCTGTCCTTCGGAACCGTCACCGTCTCGACTTCCCAGTACGGGAACCTCGTGTCGATCACCGACCTGGCCAAGGTGAAGAGCCCTGTCCAGATCGCGGAGATCGCGCGGGAGCGTCTCGGCCGCAACGCGGCTGAGGTGGTCGACACCGTGACTCGCAATGTCGCCGCCGCTGGTGGCATTGTGAGCTTCCAGGGTACCAACACGACTCGTGCCGGCATCGGTGCGGGCGAGATCCTGGTGGCTGGTGATCTGCGGAAGCTCCGCGGCAAGATGCTGAAGCGGAAGATCCCCTTGTTCCCGGATCGGAAGTATCGCCTGATCGTCTCTACCGAGCAGGCCTACGACATCCGAAGCGAGGCGGTCACGGGCACCGGTGCGTTCATCGATGTCAACCGCTACAGCCGCCCGGAGCAGATTCTGGCTGGTGAAATCGGCACGCTTGAGGGCTTCCGCATCATGGAGACCCCCACCGCGCCGACCGCGTCCTCGACGGTGACCGTTCACATCGCTCTGGCGATGGGTGCCATCAAGGCGTGGGGTGCTGGGGAGCTTCAGACGCTCACCATGCATCACGTCGCGCCGGGTGGCGACCACACCGACCCTCTGGCACAGGAAGAGCTCCTGGGCTGGAAGGTCAACTTCGGTGTGGCCGTGCTCGACAACGACTACTACTACCGGCTTGAGTCGGCAGCGACTGACCTGAGCTAGGAGGAGAAACAGATGGCTTCTCATCGTTCCCCCATCGGGGAGCTCACTACTCTGGCCACCGCTGACGATCTGGACGGGACCACGGACAACACTCAGATGCTGGATCTGACTGGAGCAGCGGGCGCGATTATCGCTCAGCTCAACTCCGGTACGGCCGGCACCGCGGGTGTCGACGTGATCGAGTTCAGCCGCGATGGTGGCACCATTTGGCAGGCCGCAACGGCCGTTCTGATCGGCAATGGTCACGCAGGACTTCTGCTCGAGGATGGCAGCGCAGCTGCCGCCGCGGCTGCAGCCCTGAACGCGGCCGGCGTCGAGCCGACGGGCGCTGCGATCTTCAGTCTGGGTCCCGTTGACGGGCCGTTCCACATCCGCTGTGGTCGCAAGACCACGGACACGAGTGGCACGACCTGGGTCACCGGTTCGCCGGCTGTGGTCGCTCTGCGGCTCGGCTAGATCTTGTAGGGGGCGGGGAGCTTCGGCTCCCCTGCTCCCCAGGGACTGGCGAGGTTCCTCCTGAAAACTGATCCTCGCCCTCCCTGGAGAGCAGTTGCTCCAGCCAACATAACGCGAAGGATTCTTCGATGAGGCACATCCGCCAACTCGCAACCAAGACTGCCGATGCGACAACCGGCCAGAACGTGGACTTCTCCGTCCCGGGCTGGGCGCGCGCAGCGATCTTCTTCATCAACCTGACGGCTGTGGCCGGTACCACGCCGCTCTTCGATTTCAAGCTCCAGCACATTGCACCTGATGGGTCGGGCGCGGTCGAAGACGCTGACGCGTCGGTCGTACAGTTGTCAGCGGCCGACATGGTGCTGCTGACGCTGGACCCGGCGATTACCGTGGCGGCCAACGAGCGCGTCTCCGTGCCACTGAGCACGAACATGCGTGCCGTTGTCACCCAGGACCGGACGACCGGCAACGAGACGTACACCTACACCGTGTGGGTCGAGTTCTACAGCTAGGAGCTGAGTCGTGGCCAATGACCTGGCGACCCTGAACAGCTATCTCGACGACATGCTCGACGACGGGACCGATGCCGTGTGGACGAGCGCCGAGAAGAACAACCTCATCAACCGTGCCGTGGCACGCCTGTGGCCTAAGAACTCACGCCAGGTCGACCCAACCTCTGCGACGTACCAGGTCACCCTCGTCACCGAGACGGAACACTACACCCTCCCGGCGGCCCTGCTCGCAGTTCATCGAGTCGACTGGGTCGACGCGGACGGTGAAGAGGGTGGTCCCCTGCCGTCCGGCTCGTGGGAGGTCGTGGGCGACATCATGACGGGGGCTGGAAAGCTCCACGTTGCGCCCGCGTTCGTTGAACGCCTGGGGACCCTGCGCCTGCTGGGCCTGGGCAAGTACGACACGGCGACCAACCTGATCCCTGACGAGCTCGTGCCCCTCGTCCTCGCGCGTGCGCGGGCGGAGGCGTACCGGCAGCTGGGCCACACGCGGGTCAAGTTCAAGAACTGGGCCGCGCGCAATCAGGTCCAGAACGTCTCGGTCAACGAGCTCATGCAGATGGTGCGTGAGGCACAGAACGAGGCGGAGCGAGAAGAGCTCGGCGTGCAGACGATTCACCGGCCGGTCCCGGGGGTCATCGGATGATCCCCGTCTTCAAGACGGACACGCTGCGCAACCCGATGGCCTACAACGGTCTGACGATCAACGTCCAGAACGGCGGGACCGATGGGGAGCAGCAGAACATCATCGAGGTCACCAAGACCTCGGCGCACACGACGATCCGCACTACCCAGGAGGCTCGTCAGAACACCGAGGGGCTGCTGGCCACGAAGGCCTACAAGGCCGGCCGGGTCTACTTGATCGAAGGCTTCGTACGGCACTCGACCTACGGGGGCTTGCACGATCTGGTTGCCAGCCTGGCGGCCGCCTACGACCCGGGCTACGCGACGCACCAGGACCAGACCAACTTCGGGTTCCTGGCCTTCGACTTCGATGTCCCAACCGCGGACGATGTGACCTACCCGAGTGGGTTCCAGGCCAGCCGGATCTACGCGCGGGCCATGTCGACCGTGGAGCCGATCATGGACGACGCGATCGGCCTGGCCGCCCCGTTCGACATCCAGCTCCTGCTCCGGGAGCCGGTGCGCTACCTGCAGACCGCGGAGAGCCGCACCGGCGCTGGCACGTTGACCATGAAGGGCAACCACCCGTCCTGGCCGACAGTCACGATCACGATGTCGGGCGCCGGCAACGCGGCCTTCGCGATCGGCAACAGCACCGAGGGCAAGACCCTGACGCTGAACCTGAGCGGGATGGTCAACAACGACATCGTCGTGGTCGACATGCTCAATCGGCGGATCACCAAGAACGGCGTGGAGGACATGACCTCCTACGTCTCCGGCGACTACTGGCACGTCCATCACGGTGCCAACACCATTACCGTCGCGAACGGGACGAACGCCTCGGCGGTCGTGTCGGCTCGCTCTGCGTTCGCGTTCTAGGAGGAATCGATGGGAACCGTCTTCCCTGCATCATACGACGCGTTCAGCAACCCGGCTGCAGCCGACCAGCTCGCCAGCCCGCCGCACCACACCCAGCACGGTGACGCCAACGATGCGATCGAGGCCATTGAGCGTCGGGTAGGAACCTCGGGCACATCATTCCCAGGATCACCGACGACTGGTGATCTATTCTGGCGAACCGACAGGCTGTTGGAGTATGTCTGGACCGGTGCGGAATGGGTCACGACGAACCAGTACACCTTCGAGTTCAAGGCCTTCGACAACATTTCTGTGACCACAGAGATAGGGTGGCCTCCGGCGCACGAGACGTACGGCATGTATATCGAGCGGTTTGACCAGTCCTTCTACGTCGGGGGCGGGACGGCTCTGGGCGCCTCTCACAAGTGGGACATGCTACTCAAGAGCTTCGTGGGGAATACTGGGACCAATCGTCTGGCCGCCACGATCGACTCCGGTCTCTCGGATAACTGGCGCAATCTCGGGTCGGGTGGAACAATAGCCGTCATTGGGGCAGACATGTTCACTATCACGGTCACGAAGACCGGGACTCCGGGCAACCTCAATGGCGTGGTGCGCGTGACCTACCGGCTCATTGGTTAGTTGACCACCTACAACGACGCCACCGTCGCCTACTCCTACCTCTTCGTCCCTTACAACGGGGAGGTTCCCGCGGGTGGGGTCCAGATCGATGAGGAGTACCGGGTCCAGGTCTTCGCTATGGGGGCCAACTTTGCAGTTGGCTCCCTGGTGGCAGAGGTCGACACGGCGATGCATGTGATCTGGGCCAAGTACGTCAATGACGTCGACGAGATGGCATTTACCATGCACCAGGACGACCCGAAGGCGTCGACGGTTGCGAGCTATATCGATAAGGCCCACGTCCGGGTCTGGCGCGGGAACGAGCTGGTCTTCCAGGGTCTACTGCTCGACACCGACGAGATGGGCGATGACGTCGTCTTCTACGGCTACGGCTACCTCGCGGCGTTGTACTTCCTGCTGTCGGAGTTCAATGTGACCTTCGACTCGGTCCAGATCGACACGATCGTGTCGTCCCTTTGGACGCGCGCGAAGACGACGCTCTCGAGCTCGCTCCTGGCTCACGTCCTGACGGGGGTCATCCAGGCGCCGGTCACGACATCGGGGGGCTCGACGGCCATCGTCCTGGATGAGTTCGTTCTGTACCGCAAGCGGATCTTGTTTGCCCTGCAGGAGCTGGCCACGCTGGCCATGAGCGATACGACCAACATGGTCATCTTTGAGATCACCCACTCGACGGCCCCGACGTTCCACCTGTGGAAGAACAAGGGCAGCACCATCGACACGGTGATGTTCGAGTACGGGGACGGCCGGGTCCTGGGCTTCCAGCGCCAGATCGCCGGCATGTCCCGGCGCAACGTCCTCTACGGTCACGGCTACACGCCGCGGGACACGCTGCTCCAGACAACGCAGGAGGACGCGACGTCGCGGACGACGTACGGCCGGCGCGAAGAGCCGCTGCTGCTGAGCTGGGTCCGCGACCAGGACGAGCTCGAGCGGGTCATCAAGCGCCGACTCCAGATCTCGAAGCAGGGGTCCTGGGATCTGATGCTCAACCTGGCACCGGAGTCCATCGTCCCGCCCACCCTGGCCAGCTCGCCGCTCGCCCTGGGGGACAAGGTCCGGGTGAAGATCAGCCGAGGCGTGACGAGTATCGATGAGGACCGGCGCCTGGTCGGTGTGATGGTCACTGCCGCCGGCGGGATGGAGTACGTTCGACCGCTGCTCAAGGAGATCGTCGGATCATGACGAATGAGCTCACCCCCCTGGAGCTCGACCGGCTCTTCGCCCTGGTCGGCCGGTCGCCGTTCAGTGGTCGTGACCCGGGCGGGGTACCTACCGAGCCCATCACCAAAGAGGCCTTCGGGCCTGCGGCCTGGGTGGAGAACCTGGACTCGAGCGGTCTGGGCGCGACGGTGCGCATCGACGAAGAGGGCCTCCACGTCACGGACGGCAAGATCTTCATCGAGGATGAGTTCGGTGTGACGGTGCTCTCGGGTGCGGGGTTCACGAGCAACTGGCTCGACTTTCTGGCCTCCGGTTTCTACAACGGGACCTTCGTCGGTGGCACCACCACCCCTATCACGGCGGCGACCGAGACAGGCGGAGCGGACACCGAGGCCGAGTACCTCGCCAGCCTGTCGAATGACATTCCTTACTGGGTCATCGAGACGATGACTCTGGGAGACGACTCCTCTGTCGTTCGTGAGGCAGACGCGACCGCTGTCGGGGGCTTCTGTCTGAAGTTCACGGGGGACGTTCTGGCGTCGATCTACCAAGATGTCCCAGTGATCCCGGGCAATGAATACGACGTCGAGCTCTCCTGGCGCCACGACAACTCTGGTGGAGCAACCTTCAACCGGACGACGGCCGTCTCGTGGCGTGACAAGGATCACGCTCTGATCGGATCGGTCGCTGAGCAGGGACTCGCTTACACGGTCACCCAGGCCACCTATATCAGTGCTGGGTTCCCCCAGGGATCTCCCGTCGTTGCGCCGACGAATGCGCGGTACATGCGGGTCGGGGTTGAGATCGACCGAACGGCCGGCAGCCCGATCGTGCGGATCAACTCGTTCCTGCGCCGGCAGATCACGTTTGGCGACATCATCAAGCTTTCTTCCTCCGCTGCCTTCCTCATTGTGGGGGGTACGACGACCATCCGACCGCTCTACATCGAGTTGACCGAAACCACTGACACGGGTGGCCCCGGAGCAGACAAGGTGCGGCTTCGCGCCAAGGACAACGGTGCCGGCAAGACGCAGCTCGTTGCGATCTTCGCTACCGGTGCTGAACAAGTCATCGCCACCCAGCCATAGGAGGACCCATGGAACTTACGATGGAAGAGCTGATCGAGATGGTGGGCCAGAAGGAGATCACGATCTTCGCACTGCGCCGCGAGCTTGCAGCCTGTCGTCGCGTAACGGAAGCGGCCACAGCAGGCCGTGAGGCCAGAGAGGCTGTTGAGGGCCAGAGTGGGGAGAGTGATGGGGGAGATTGACATCAACGGCGGGTCCCCGGCGGCGTCGACCAAGGACGTCCTCAAGGAGCTGGTGACGGACGTGCGCTTCGTGCGTGACTACGTCGTCGCCCAACAGGGCCTGAAGGTCCCCGACCGTGTTACCCAGCTCGAGCGGTGGCAGCGGTTCGTCGTGGGCTTCGTGGCTGGTCTGCTGGGGATCGAGACCATTAGGGCGGTCCTGAGCTATGTCGGGCCGGCTGTGGCGGCTGCAGTGCAGGAGGCCGTGCGATGAGGAACTTCGTGATCGCGACGCGCCCCGGGCGACCGGATGTGTCGCTCGAGGCCGAGGACGAGATGGATGCGGTCTCACGCGCACTCGACGCCGGCCTGATCGCTGACGACGAGGAGGGATCGATCGTCGACGTGGTCGGCATGGGCGCCGAGCCCGAGGACGACTGATGGGCTACATCATCGAGGACATGTACCTCGCCGGCATCCCGCAGACGATCCTGGTAGGCGGTCTCGCCTCGCGGGGGATCGCGTGCCACTGGACCGCCGGCGCACCTGGTCGTGCGGGTGCCGTGGCCACGGCCCGGTACTTCGTCAACAACACCCGCAACGCGAGCTACCACGAGATCTGGTGGTGGGACGGCACGACCTTCGGCGTCCTGCGCATCGTACCTATCGACCGCGCCGCGCATTCGATGAACCCGAACCAGCCGCCATGGGAGCCGGTTCCGTTGGTGCGCGAGATCCTGGGTGACAAGTGGTGGAACCCGAACAGCTACAGCTACACCGTCTCGTTCGCCGGCATGCCGGAGGATCTGGCGGCAGCCATCCGAAGCCCCGGCTTCGTGGGCTATGCGACCCGGCGGATCAGGGAGCTCCTCGCACAGGAGACCACCATCTCCCATCCGCGACCGCTCTTCAACCACGGCGAGGGTCAGCCCTCGACCCGTTACGACTGGGGCACCGAGCTCCGGCCGCTGATCTACGCTCAGCTCTTCGGAGACCCGCTACCCGGCATGGAGGATGAAATGGAGTTTCGCAACCCGATCGTGACCCAGGAGTGGGACACGGTCAAGAACTGGCTGCCGGGGTTCACCCGCCCCGACGGCTCGACGGGGACGTTCACAGAGGTCGTGCGCGTCAAGAGCATCGCTGAGGGCACCATCAACGGTGTCGACTCACGGTTGCTCGACTACGGGCCAGACCACGAGGCGCTCGTCATCGGTCGCAAGGGTCTGGCCAACCCGGGGACCCGCTACGTTGGTGCCCAGATCGTGGAGGTCGTCAAGGAGATCCCGACCGGGATCACCCAGGCTCAGTTCGATAAGGCCGTCGCGGATGCCACGCTTGCGGGCACCGAGGCCGGCAAAACTACCGAGAAGAGCCGACTGCGCTCCTTCCTCGGACTCTAAGGAGGATTCGATGTCCCTACTCAACCCCAAGCAGCCCCTGGGCCTCCCCCAGGGCAGCGTGCGGGCGCTCCTGGCGCTCGGCCTGGTCGCTGCGGCTATCTTCGGCTTCACCCAGAAGATGATCCCGGGCGACCAGTTCGTTCAGCTCGTCACGATGGCGGCCGCGTTCTACTTCCTCGACAAGCGGAACGGTGAGTCCGGTGCCTAAGCAACTCGTCAAGGGCACCAAGCAGAGCTACGGCACCGGGAAGACCGTGCGCCGGATGACCAAGCCGGAGCAGCAGATCGGCACTGCCGGATCGTCTCGAGTGCGGCCGCTCCCCAAGGGCTTCCGTGCCAACGCCCAGAGCCCGCATGGCTTCTGGATGGGTGCGGATCTGCCGACGGGTGGCGCGCGCGCCATCGAGAGGCGCAACGCCAAGCGGCGCAAGTAGAACCGTCCTGTTCCTCCTGCTGGACGGACAAAGGCCCCCAGGGATCGACCCCGGGGGCCTTTCGCTATGCCCGTTCAGTCCTGGTAGGCAGCCTCTGGGCCGTGGATCTCGCCCGTGCTGGTGTCTTCGACGACGCACATCCAGTACATCTCGTGCGGGCCCGGGGTGTCGTCCGCGTGGAAGCGCGCTTCCATGTTGTTGCGGAACGATGACCGGTGGACACCGCAGGCGTGGTAGCCGGCCTCGACGTCGCACGCCCCCTTGACCTTCTCGGCTGCCTCCTGGTTGAGGTGCTCTGGCAGGTAAACGTACGAGCCGGATACCGCATTCTGGTTCTTGACGACCATGACAACCTCCGTTCGTGGGGCGCTGCTCGCCCCTGCGAGTCAAGTATACCACGGCCTGTCAACCCCAAGGTGAGCAGGGGTGGTGAAAGCGACACAAACGTACCGGTTCCACGCTCAGGCGGGGTACCTAATGCAGGAGTTCTACCTAGCGAAGAGAAAGGTCCCGAGCTTGTTCTGGACACAAAAGCAGGATGCCGCGCTGACCGCGGCGCGCAATGCAAACCCCGACGCCAGCTGGCGTGAGCTCGCTCAGATCCTGAGCGGGACACTCAGTGTGTCCCTGACCAGCAATCAGGTCCGCAACCGTCTCCAGCGTGTGCAGGAGGGGACTAAGGCCGGAGACACGGGAGTCTCGCAGGAGCTGCAGACGCTGCAACGGCAGATCGGGATCTACGAGTCGATCGAAACCGCGACACTCCAGCCGCCGAGCTGGACGCGGACCCGCTCCGGCACGAGCGGACACAAGGCGATCGCCACCTTCCAACTTACCGATACGCACTTCGATGAGGTCATCAGCCCGCGGGAGATCGACTTCGCGAACGCCTACAACCGCAAGATCGGGGAGCTCCGGCTCAGGGCGTGGGCGGAGCAGGCGATCGTCCTGGCGCGCGACTACATCAAGGGCGTCGAGTACGAGGGCGCCGTGGTCTTCGCGACGGGCGACATCCTGTCGGGCGACATCCACTCCGAGCTGGTCGAGACCAATGAGGCGACTCTCTACGAGAGCGTCGTTCACTGGTCCGAGCAGATCATCGCCGCGCTCGACCTGATCGCCGGCGAGTTCGGCAGGTTACATGTCGCCGCGGTCGTGGGCAACCACGGTCGCAACAGTGTCAAGCCGAGGTACAAGAAACGGGCCCAGAGCAACATTGAGTGGCTGCTCTGGAAGATCGTGGCACGGTACTTCGAGCGCGACATGCGCGTGACGTTCCAGGTCTCGGATGCCATGGACCTGACGACGTCGATCTACCAGACCAACTTCCTGCTGACCCACGGGGACCAGTTCGGGGGTGGCCAGGGTATCGCCGGCGCCATCCCTCCGATCTTCCGGGGTTACTCGAAGAAGTCGATCCGGCAGCAGGGCATCCTCAAGCCCTTCGACATCATGGTCATGGGCCACTTCCACCAGTACCTGACCCTGCCGGCGATCATCGTGGGCGGGTCCATGAAGGGCCTGGACGAGTTCGCGTACGGCATCAACGTCAAGCCGGAGGCGCCTCAGCAGGCGTTCTTCGTCACCACACCCGAGCACGGCGTCACGATCCACGCGCCGGTGTTCTTCGCAGACCGTAAGGCCGAGGGCTGGTAGGCCCTCCCCAGGAGGAACCATGAGCACGGTAACAGGCAGCTTCTACGTTCAGCTCCAGCCGGAGCGCGATGACTACTACCGACGCGACCGGATCACCGGCGTCAAGGCAGCGCGCATCACTCAGAAGAAGCCCTCGAGTCTCGTCGACGACGCGGTGGTCATCAAGGTCGGCGTGACGATCCCGACCGACGCGTTCGAGAACGTCCCGGTGGTCAACATCGAGTACGCGGCTGAGGATCTCCAGGGTGCCGTGGCAGGACAGGCTCTGCCGATCGAGGCCTGAGATGGACCCACTGCCGCGCCACGTCCAGTCGGCAACCTTCGCGGAGTTCACGGAGCTACGTCAGCGGACGGCCGCGGCAGTGGCCAGTCTCAACCGTCGGGAGCCGGACTTCGAGTCCTGGTACCTGCGTCAGCTTCGTGAGGCCCAGAGCTTCGAGGAGACCTTCGTCCTGATCTTCGCGCGCCGGCTCCAGATCCTGATCCAGCGCCAGCGCAAGTACGGCCCCAACAACATCCGCCAGCAGGGCATCTTCGGTGTGCTGACTCGGATTCGAGAGGACAAGCTGTCCCGCATCTCGCAGGCCCTAAACGGCCGCATCGAGAATGGCACTGTGGTCCTCGATCCGATCCCCGAGGGGGACAGTGAAGACACCTGGCTCGACGGGACGCGGGACGTGGGCAACTACGCCGCCATCCTCGAGGCCGTGAACCTGGACGTCTGGGGCAAGCCGCTCGAGGAGGAGCTCCAGGAGCCTGTCGAGGTTTCGGACACGTTCCACACCATGGCCGTTGCGCTCAACGAAGACGGTGGCTCGGATGCGTGACCGGATCATCGGTGAGGTCGGTGCGCTCCTGGCGGCTGCGGGGATCATTTTGATCCTGCTGCAGCTCGCCGCTTGGGCGCATGGCAGGTCGATCTGGTGAACCTCATTGACAGGCTCCTCACGCGCTTCCGCCGGAAGCCGGAGAAAGTCGACGAGCGGCGCCAGACGGTCAAGGGCCTGCCGGGGAACAACGCCGGTCGACGGGCCCAGCTGCGCGCCGAGGGGCGCCGGCGTCGGTTCACGCCGCCTCGTGTGGGGCGAGCATACCGGCACACCTGGTTCCCGACGTCGATCGAGGCACACATCCAGATGCTGCGCATGCGGATGGTCGAGGCCATGATGCGGAAGCAGGGGGCCCGTGGGCCGGCTGCTCGCCCTGGGCGCGCGCGGCGCCAGCGGATAGCACAACGCCGGCGAGCAGCAGGACTGCCGCAGGGTCGAGCCCGGATGTTCGTTGAGGGGGGCGAGCTCTGGACGGAGTACCCGGACGGCACGCGGATCAAGGTGCCGGCATGAAGCCTAGCACCCCCGTCTGGATGAAGTGGTACGCCTCGTGGCATCCGACGCGTGCCCGGTACCATACCTGGGCTCGGCCCAGCTGGAGTCACTGCGGCCTTGACCTGACGAAGATGGACGCCCTCGCGCTCCGTGCTGCGGCGTGTTTCTCCACCTGGTGTGGGAACTGTCAGGCTGTCGTCGACGGCCGTGGCACCCCCGTGGCATAGGAGAGTTCGTATGAAGCGCATCTACCTGAGTGGCCCGATCGAGCACGTCACCGAGGAGTACGCCAAGGACTGGCGCCGTCAGGTTGCCCGCCAGCTCGAGTCGATCTACGGGATGGGGGCAATCGATCCCACGGCGTACGACGGGGCCTCGGCCGGCCTGACACCCACCGAGATCGTCACGCGCGATACCTACCTGCTGAGCCAGGCGGACGGAGCCATCTTCGACGTGCGCTCCCGGGCCCCGATGGTCGGGACGGCCATCGAGCTCCATATCGCCTGGGAGATGCAGATCCCTACCGTGGCCTGGGGACTTACGGAGGCGGATCGCAAGTCCGCTTTCCTGCGGTATTTCGCCACGAAGATTGTCGAGACGTCGGCGGAGGCCGTCGATTATCTCGCTGCACTGGTGACACTGTAATGAGCGTTATCAAGGTAATCGAGTTCGTCACTTGGCCCGAGGTCAACGAGCCATACTACTGCCCACCCTGTGCGAAGGAGGGCAACTACTATGGCCACCTGCGGTTCCGTGAGGACCGCGAACCACCGACCTGTCCCAACCATGGGGAAGAGGTGGTGTTGCTGAAGCCGACCGGCTTCGGGGTACCTGCGCCGGCGTGCCCACGGGCCGTTTGCGCCCGCATGCAGGGCGTGGCGGAAAGTGAACTCGAGTCCAAGGATTGGTGCCCTGGTCACGCTAGTCCCTCTGGCTTAGTCGGTCGCAATAGGATTGACACCCAATCGGACGGCCCCGTAATATCTGCGCACGCCGCTCGCGGCCAGGCTAGGGAGTCTGGCGTTAGAGGCAAGAGGAGTGGCAGGCTGTGACCCCTTTCTCAGTGGAGGAAGCTCTCGACGCATATGTCGCGAGTTTGGAAGAGGAACGAGAGCCGGATGGGCTCTGGCACCCGAGTGGTCTTTGGGGTTGCGATCGCCTAGCGGTTTACCAGCAACGGGGAACGCCGCGATCCGACCCCAAGACAGCCCAGAACCTTCGCACCCTCCGAATCGGTCACCAGATCCACGAGTTCGTCCAGGCGGCGATGCCGGCCGACGCGCATGTGGTCATGGGCTACCCCGAGGTCAAGGTCAAGCATCCGCGACTGCTGATCGGCGGGTCGGCTGACTACCTCGCGCTGATTCAGGACTCTGACCGCCTCTACTGGGAGACCCAGGAGTTCAAGTCCAAGAAGCCCGGATGGGGCTGGGACAAGATGCTCAAGGAAGGGGCCCCCTCCGAGGACCACCTCGGCCAGGTCATCACCTACACCTACGTCCTGCGCACGATCGGTGGTCGCGTGTCGGCCGTCGAGGGCACCTGCGCCGAAGATCCTGGGACGCCCGAGGTCATCATTCCGCCCCTGGGCGAGCAGCTCACGAGCATGCGGATCACTTACGTCCGCAAGGACGATTACACCCCCAAGGAGTTCGTCTTCGACTGGGAGGAGCGCATGGGCAAGCTCGTCGAGGACAAGATCGCCAACCTCGAGCCGTACCTGATCGACACGCAGGCCTTACCTACCAGGCTTCCCCTTGACTCCAAGGGGAAGAAGAGCTGGAGGTGCAAGTGGAACGGAGGATCATGCGACTACTACACCAAGTGCTGGGACGAAGATCCCGACGAGATTCCGGTAACAGAGACAGGAGGCACCGAGTGGTAGACCAGGACACCGCGCAGGCCGTGATCGCGGCCGGCGGCCCCGTCATCGAGGACCAGTACACCGTCGAGAACGTCAACCTGATGCTGGATGCGATCCGCAACGGCAAGACGGCCAACGACGTCGTCGACACGGAGGCAGAACTCTTCGCAGGGGCCGTGCGTGCGTACACGCACTTCGCCAAGGCCACCGACGCCTTCTTTACGGCCGTGGGCGAGCGCATCGACGCGCAGTACGCCTCGACCAAGGCGGAGGCTGAGTCGTTCATCGCTCAGCAGGAGGCCGAGGCCCCCGAAAGCACGCCGGCAGCCGTGGCTGATGCGGCCCTCGATTGACCATCGCCATATCGCCGGACGGAGCAGGAGACCTCGTCGCGGCAATCGCTAAGGTTGCAGCCGGCATCGGCTGGATGGCCAAGGGCGGGACCAACTCCAACCTCAAGTACAAGTTCCTCGAGGAGTCCCAGGTGGTGGCGGAGTTCGCCCACCCCCTGGCCAAGGATGGGATCATCTTCCTCCCCGAGGTCCTAGACGATCAGTTCCAGGAGCTGGGCGAGACGAAGAGCGGGTCGATCATGTGGCTGACCCGGCTCAAGGTCGCCTTCACTATCACCGACGGGGTCCAGTGGGTCCGCGTCGTGACGGTCGGCTACGGCACTGACACGGGTGACAAGGGCGGCAGCAAGGCCATGACCATGGCCAAGAAGTACGCCATGATGATCGTGGCGGCCATCGCCCAGGGCGACGACCCGGAGGAGGGTCGCGCGGACGAGTCGGACGGCACCGGTGGCGCGCGGCGCCGCAGGTCACGCCAGCCGGTCGAAGAGGAGGCGCCTCCTCCACGCGCGCGCCGGACCCGAGCCGCGGCCCCGGCCGAAGAGGAAGCCCCTGAGCCACCGGCTCGTCGACGTCGTCGATCGGCCAAGCCGGCGGAGGATGAGGAGCCGGCGACGACCAAGCAGAAGCAGCGCATGTTCGGCATGGCCAACAAGCGCGAGCTCGAGGAGACGGAGCTCCGTGAGCTGGTCCTCGAGGCGACCGGCAAGCACTCCCTGAAGGACTGCTCCATGGACGACATGGATCTGATCTACGCGGCGCTCGACGACCCCGCGGCCCTGGCCAAGGTGAAGAAGACGTCCATCGAGTCCCAAGAGGAGTTCCTGGCCGGTCTGGAGGACAAGTGATGAGGACCATCAGAGAGGGCGATGGGATCGTGGTGACGTTCACCGCGATGGAAGTCGCCCTCATGGTCAACAGCATGTGGGTCCAGCACACCAAGGGGCTCTGCTCGGTAGCAGCGTCCATGAGCCTAGCCGATCCCGAGGCTGCGACGGCCTACATCGCGAAGGTCGGCGCGGACAAAGGCAATCCCCTCGATGAGAAGGGCGTGGCCGAGCTCGCTCATGGTTGGTCGGAGGTCATTGAGGTCTTCACCAAGCCCGAGCATGCGCTGGTCATTCCGGGGACGACGGCCGTGGCGGATGGTGGGGTCTCGATCCCGCTCAACGCCCTGCAGGCCTACTCTCTGAGCAACCACGCCAATGAGCAGCTCGACACTACCACGCGTCATTGGAACAAGGACGGCGTTGAGTTCTTCCGCGACCTGCGGGTGATGCCGTTCATGCTCTTCAGCGACGAGGAGCTCGCGCGTGGCGTGATGACTGCCGACGACGACCGGCCTCTCGAGGAGGTCGTGGCGGCCCTGGGTGACGTTCGTCACCTGGTCATTACGGCCGAGGCTCTGCGCAGGCGCCAGGGCACGACCGAGGAGCAGTTCGCTCGTGACGTGCTGGGCGGGGAGATGCCGGCCTGATGCCAGCCATCTACAGCAAGGAGGCCGAGGAGTCTCTGCTCTCACGCCTCCTTGCTGACCCCGGTCAGTTACCTACCGTGGCCGACACGCTGTCGTCCGATGACTTCCACTCGAAGGACATGGGCGAGGCGTTCGAGGCCATGGGGCAGCTGATGCGGGAGGGGCGGGCGGTCGACATCGTCGCCATCCGGCGGATCGTCGGGCGTGAGATCGACATTCCTCTCCTGGGCCTGACGCGTGGCCACACAGCGGCCGTGGCCGAGTACGCGGACATCGTTCGGCGGGACTCGTTCCGGCGTCAGGTCAAGGCCCAGCTGGATCGCATGCAGCGCCAGATCCTGACCGAGGAGGACCCCAACGAGCTCGTTGGCCAGCTCCAGAGCTCGCTCGTCGCGCTGCTGGGGCATGCCGGCGATCGGACCCTGCTCACGACTGAACAGGCGACCGACCGGTACATCCAGACCCTGAAGGAGCGCCGGAAGGGCATGCACCAGCTGTCCTGGGGGTTCCCCTCGCTGGACGACGTCCTCAATCCGGCCCTCTCGGGCCAGTTCATCATCGTTGCCGCGCGCCCGTCCATCGGCAAGACCGTCCTGGCGGAGCAGTTCGCGGAGAGCTGGGCGTCCCAGTCCAGCTTACCTATTCTCTTCGCCTCGCTCGAGATGTCGACCGACGACCTCATGGACCGCGATGTGGCGCGCTTCGCCGGCATCCCGGTCCCCAACCTGGTCCGCGGCGACCTGACCGACGAGCAGTACGACAAGGCCGTCAAGATCCTCAACAACCGGAAGGATCGCAAGATTATCTGGCTGGACCGCGGCTTTGCGTCGACCGAGCGGGTGAGCTCGGCCGCGGCGCAGGTCTCCATGATGGCTGGTGGCCTGGGCGGGATCATCGTCGACTACCTCCAGATCCTGGGGGATGTCGGGGACCAGGAGGTCGAGCGCGTGACGCGGATCTCTCGGACCCTGAAGGGCATGGCGCGCCAGTTCCGGTGCCCGGTCCTCGTCATGTCGCAGCTGAATCGTGCAGTGGAGAACCGCCGTGACAAGCACCCGCAGCTCCACGACCTTCGCGAGTCCGGCTCGCTCGAGCAGGACGCCGACGTGGTCCTGGGCCTCTACCGCAAGGACAAGAAGTCCAAGCAACTGGACCTGGACATCCTCAAGCAGCGCCAGGGGCCGAACGAGCGGATCTATCTCGACTTCAGCCCGTCCCAGGTCATGTTCATCGATCCACGAGCAGAGGAGGACGACCCCGATGATGGGGGGATTTCGTGGTGACAAGGTGAGCCGGGACGTCCCGGGCATCGAGCAGAACAGCGAGTCGCTCCTCGAGGCGCTGCACTGGCTGAAGGGCCAGCCGGCGTCCACGACGACTCTGGGCGACCCGCTCCACTACCGGCCGGATCTCTGGCAGGGGCATCAGGAGGCCGTCGACGCGGCGATCGCGTTACTTACGCGCCGGCTGCGTCAGCTGACCCAGATGCAGCCGAAGACCATGGACGGGAAGTCATGGGTACCGATCCGGGATGTCATGAACCTCCTGGGCTGGCCCAAGGACGAAGAGCCGCTATGAGCTGGGTCTTTTGCCGGTGTCCAACGTGTCATCAGCCTCGTAAGCCGGGCTACCGCACCCTGGAGCGAGCCATGTACTACAACCGAAGAGTGTCTCCTCGAGAGTTCATCTTCGAGGAGAAGAGGCGGCCCAGCTGGTTCCCTCCTGATGGGTACCGTGACTGGTGCCCGGGAGGACACGAATGACGCGTCTCACGGACGAAGAGCGCAAGGATCGGCAGATGACCGAGAAGCAGCTCAACGATCGGGTCCAGTACCGGGCGAAGAAGCATGGGTGGCGGGTCCTCCGTCTCCAGCGCGGCTTGGCCGGAGGTGCGTGGCGCACACCGGCAACCAAGGGGTTCCCTGACCTCCTGATGGTCGGGGCGCGTCTGCTCTTCCGCGAGCTGAAGAGGGAGCTCGGGCATCTTACGCCCGAACAGGAGGAATGGCGCGACGTTCTCCAGGCGGCCGGTGCTGACTGGGGTCTGTGGCGTCCATCAGATCTTCGGAGCGGCGCAATCGAAGCCGAGCTCCGTCAACAGGAGGAACACGATGGTCACACGACGAGGTAGCTCACGCAGCAGCCGGCAGCAGGACTCAGCGTACGTCCTGATCGTCGGGCGGGTCGGCAAGGACCCGGAGGAAGTTGACGGCAAGAAGGGTCCGTTCACGGTGTTCTCCGTGGCCACGGATGACCTGCCCGAGAAGGCAGAGGACGCGGACGCGGCTCCTCTGTGGGTCAGCATCCTGGTCTTCGACGAGGACATGCAGGACGCAGTCTTCGCGGATGATGGTGTCCAGAAGGGCATGCGCATCGCGGTCGAGGGCGGGCTGGGGACCGAGGAGTACAAGGGCGAGACCCAGTACAAGGTCTTCGCCAACCGCATCCACGTCCTCGAGGTCATGGCCGAGAAGGCACCGAAGGAAGAGCGGTCGACTCGCAGCCGACGGTCCTCGAAGGACGACGATGAGGAGGACGAGCCGGAGGAGAAGCCTGCTCGCCGCAGCTCCGCTCGCAGCACTAGGGCAGCGCCCAAGCCGGCGAGCAGGGGTCGGTCGCGCGCCTCGAAGGACGAGGACGACGACGAGGACGATGCCTCTTTCAAGTAATGGCGGTCACCTACGAGACCGATCCCGATCGCGACCCGCGGGACCGCCCGGGTCGCACCTACTACGGTGAAGGGAGAAGCCAATGGTTCTAGATGCTGATGGGGGCGCCGAAGCACGGCGCCTCCACGAGATCCACTGCTGGGGCTGCTCCGAGTACGATGGCCACCGAGTTCTGCCGGAGCAGCTCGACGGCGACGACCCGGGACGGGCCCAGGCGTTTGGCCCGGGCGAGGACTACGAGGGCCGATCCCCGATCGGTCCCATGACGCCAGCTGCGCTTGCGGCTGAGGCCGCCGGGAGACTCTCGAGCCAGGCCATAGCTACGGCTGCCTCCTGGGGTCATGGTATCCCCGGCCAGTGCCCGCCTGGGTGCCCGGAGTGCCGGCAGGTCATCGACCTACAGCGTAGCGTGACAGCCCAGAAGACTGAACTTCGGGAGCTGCATCACGCCATGGCCATCCTGCTCAAGCGCATGGGTGGCATCGCCCAGATCTACCCTCGAGAGCTCGTTGCCATCCCGTCCCTCACGCGCATCGTGACCTACAAGGACATGGATGGTTCGCTGCACCTGTCGGTGATCGAATGATCGAGTTCTTGGAAGCCCTCTTCCATGATGTCTCGGATCGCCAATGGGTCGAGCTTCGCACCATGAAGGAGGGGGTGGTCAGCCGGGAATGGTATCTAGTCAGCGAGCTAGCCGGACTGGTTGCTGATGCCATGGGTGAGGATCTCGAATGGGGCTACGATGCCTACTTCGGGGTCCTGCCCCGGACGAAGCATGGTGGCTCCAAGGCGGAGGACGTCGTTGACGAGGTTCGCGTCCTGTGGGCCGACATCGATGGCAAGCACTTCCCTGGCGGCGACGCCGATGCGCTGGCTGCGATCCAGGAGGTCGACCTGACCCCCTCGATCGTCGTCTCGAGCGGTGGGGGTTACCACGTCTACTGGCTCCTGCGCCGGCCGGCGCCGTACGCCAAGGCCAAGCTGGCCATGCAGGGCATCGCGAAGACCGTGGGTGGAGACAGCGTGTCCGATGCGCCCCGGATCTTGCGCATCCCGGGGACCCACAATCACAAGTACGACCCGCCCCGGCGCGTGCGCCTGCTCTACTTCACCCCGAACCGGAAATACCGGATCGAGGACTTCGCGGACTACGTCGACCTGGCCAGGCCACCAGATCCGCGGCGCCACAACCCCGGAGCCGTCAGGGCCGGCGGGGATCTCGAGCAACGGATGCTGGATCTCGACGAGTGGCTCTTCAACCTGGTGGCCTACGCGCGCCGGGACGATGGGACCACGGCGGAGCAGGGGCAGCGCAGCGAAGCGTGCTTCAAGGCGATGCTCTGGCTCTGTCGCTTCGGCTGGTCGGACGACCAGATCCTCGAGGCCTTCAGGGCCTACCCGACCGGGATTGGGGCCAAGTACCGAGACAAGGGCAACGACGCGGACCGCTGGTTCTGGCTCACGCTGGGCCACGCCCGGGACGCCGCAGAGGAGGACGATTGATGGAGGGCAAGGACCCATGGGCCGGCGTGACCAACGTCATGGCCGCCCGCACCGTGGCCCAGGCGCTAATCGCTGAGCGCCGGCGCCAGGACGAGAAGTGGGGAGTCCAGAACCACGGGCCACTGGCCTGGCTGGCCATCCTGACCGAGGAGCGCGACGAGCTCAACCGTGAGGTTCTCGCGGCGCACTTCGAGCCCCCGGGCCCGGATCGGCTCGCGGCATTCGCCCGCTTGCGGACCGAGCTCATCCAGGAGGCCGCCGTGGCCATGGCCTGGCTCGAGAACATGGAGAGGGACGAGCTACGAGCATGACCGAGAACGACGCACCCACTATCGAGGCCACTCCCGAGGTGGCTGCATTCTTCGACGCCAAAGACGTCATGTCGGACGCTGAGCAGGCGTACTTCACAGCGGCCCAGGAGGTGGCCAACGCGCGCATCCTGCTAGCTCAGGAGTTCGCGTACGCGCGTCTGGCCGGCGCCACGACCGACAAGCAGGCCGAGATGCAGGCGATCGAGAAGACCCTGAGCGCCCTCGACGTCCGGCTGGCGGAGCTGAAGATCTACGAGCATCGGCTCCTGAAGGAATGAAAGACACCGAGTACGCCACACGCCTCGAGGCCCTAGCGGTGCGTGCGCTTCGCAAGAATCAGGCACGCACCTATCAGATGTCGTGGGCCGAGGCGGTCCACCTCATGAACAGTGACGAGCTGCACTACGTCAGTGCCGCCGCACCATCGGTAGTGCTTCGTCTCCTGCGGCGCCTCCGCCGACTCGAGGCCCAGCATGGCTAAGACCCGTCGACGTGCGGCGAACGGACCCCGGCATATCCCGGAGTTCAAGTACGGCAAGCGCGGCAACGCGCGAGGCAAGAAGACCGACAAGCACACTGGCGGCGGACGCCAGGGAGGTAAGGACTGATGCCGATCAACATGGGCGAGGGGCTCTCAGATCCCCAGGGGCTCCCGGAGGAGCCGAAGTCGCCGGCCCAGCAGCTCGTCGAGCGCGTGGGTGACGTCTTCCAGATGGTGCAGGCCCCGCTGCGGGTGAAGAGCACCAGGCAGGTAACTATCGTGGGCGGCGTGCTCGCCCTGGCGATCGCCATTGGCACGGGATCGCTCGAGCTCACCGCCCTTGCTGCGGCATCCTTCACGGCCGGCGCCGTGGCCTCCGATGCGGCATGACTCGTGAAGTGCCCGAGATGCGGGAGCCGGGACTGGGAACGGTACCGGGGCCCCAGGGAGATGGACGAGCTGACCTTCAGGCGCCACCGGTGCAATCGGTGTCGGAAGGTCTGGACGTCGGTTCAGGGGGAGCTGACGCCGGCCCTGCTACAGGCTCTGGAGGCTCAGCTGGGGACCCAGCTGAAGACTTCTTCCGGGCCGATGCCAGGGCTCAGGGGCTACCGTACTACGACCCCAAGGCCCCGATCGACTACGTCCGCAAGTACGGCATCCTCCCGCCGAACCACGTCAACGTCGCGCGCAAGCACGAGGTGAACGTCGACCGCTTCGAGGGCCGGTTCCATGCCCCGCTCGAAAGAGTCTGAGCGTGAACAGATCCGCCCAACGAAAGTGGAGCGGATGGGCACGGAGACGGGGGGCCTCCGGCTCGACGAGTGGGTCTGCGTGGGCTGCGGGGCCTCTTACTTCTACCGACGCACAGATCGATCGGTTCGTGGAGGTCCTGTCGCACGGGCAGTCGATCGACGCTTCTCCATTCCGCTTCCCTGTTGGCGCGCTGCCTACGACCCCGAGACCGGCAAGCGAGCGCACCTCAAGTACGCCAGGTTCATCCGCCGGCACGTCACGGCCCCCGCACTCGAGGACGTCGTGCAGCCGGTGCAGGGCGCTCGCCTCCTTGAGTTCCTCAAGCTCCCGATTGGGCAGCGCAAGAAGATCCTGAAGGAGAAGGCAGTGCCCCGGCCAGACGTCTTCTACCACCAGTGCCACGCCTGTGGCGAAGTCATCGACGAGATGGGAGGAATGATTCAGCGTGACAACTACCTCTACCATCCAGGCCACGAGCCCGGTGCAGATCCAAACGCTGGACAAGTTCCAGCGGATGGCCGCAAGGCTGCAGGCCGCCGTCCCGGAGGTGCCCGAGCGACTGCCGGAGATCCGGTTCTGGAGGAAGATCGGCGGGGAGTTCGACCCCAAGACGTGGACGATCTCGCTACCGACTCCCGAGATGGTCGCGTCGTGGCACCACGGCCACGGCGAGGTCGGGGAGTGCGACGGGGGAGCCCTGGAGCAGGCGTTCGTTCACGAGCTGGCGCACTGGGGAACGAATGGTGAGGGCCACACGGCTCGCATGTACGGTTTCCTCTACGCCATCTCCAAGCTCTTTGGCTATCCCGTCATGAAGGTCAGGGAGTACGAGCTAACCTACAAGCCGCGCGCGGCCAAGATGGGCTGGCGCGTGTACCTACGGACCTTCAGGGACGACGAAGACCCGTCCCGGGGGAGGGGACGGGCCTCGTCAACGAACGGAGTGGGCACCTTTGGAGGCCAAGGTTAGAGGCTGCTCGGCCCCTTACTCAATGTCCTAGGTTCTGAACCTACTCCCTCTGTGCCAGCCTGTCAACCCTCCTGCAGCCGGCGCAGCGCGGTGACCAACGTCCTGGTCCCGCTCTTGCGCCGGTTGTTCACGTTCAGGACGTGACCGTCGGGTAATGTCACGCGCACCTCACCGGTCCGTCGTGGCATAGCTACCTCGCACTCCAGGCGCTGCGCTTCACTGAGCAGCGCCTTCATGTTAGGGGTTCCCGACAGGTCGAGTGGCTTCCTCGACAATGGTCTCCTCTCTTTCGATGGGCCGCATTCCAACCGGTGGGTGCGAGTGGCCGATGATGCCCTTGTTGTGCCAGGCCGGCTGTCTCAGGGCTGCAAGCAAGATGCGTGCCTCGTCGATCTCATGCAGCGTGTCGGCCAGACCGCGGTGTGGCAACTCTCCCAGATCCTTGGCCACCTCCCATCCAACCAGGCGGAACATGCGGCGCAGGACGCCGACGTCGTAGGGCCAGAAGGTCAGCTTACCACTGAGCTTCGGCATGTACCGACGGATGTACGCCCGGTCGAAGTGTCCGACCCCGGAGCCGGCGTACGGGACGAGCTGCCCCTTGCGGACCTTGTGGGTGTAGCTCAGCCACCCTAGGATCTGATCCTCGGCCTCACGAATACGCAGGTTGGACCGCTGGACGTCACGCCAGAGGTTGTTCTTGAGGTGCATCTCGAGGACAACCGGATCGATCCGGGTGACCAGGATGTCCTCGTGCTCGACCTCAAACTGGTTGGGGTCGTCCTCCGGGTTGATGATCCAGTTGCGCCGGTCGATGATGTTGAGCTCAGGCGTGGCGTCCGTCAGGACGGCCCCGAGCTCCAAGATCCGGCTCGTCTCGACGTTGCTGCCGGTGGTCTCCAGGTCGAACCAGAAGATTAGGTCGTCGCGGATCATTCTTCCTCCTGCTGTGGACTCATCGGGTCCATGTCTTCGTAGGGATCTACGCCGAGGACGTCACCGCAGATTCCGCATTCCCACACGCGGCCATCAGCGTTCATCGTGGCGATGATGTGGTCGTTGGGGTGGGGGCATTCGGCCATCAGAGACCAGCCACTAGATCCAGGGCCTCGTCGACCCCCATCGGAATGTTGGGGTTCACCACGGTCCCCTCGACGTAGAACTCGACATCGCCGGTCGTGGCCATGATAAAGTCGTTGACCTCATCGGAAGTTCGGCCTATCTCGATGGCGTCCGAGTCTCCATTCAGGATGTCAATGTCTTCAGGTCCGTGGACCTGCAGGATGTAAGCCGTCATGGCTTCCTCCGTACCTCTACGAACATGCGGATGTAGTCAATCGGCTTGGTCAGCCAGGTCGCGTTAGGCTTGCCTCCCTTTCTGCGGCGCATCATGCGCGAGAACTTCTGCTCCTCATCGAACCGCTCGATGTCGACCCCCTCCGGGAGCCAGAACTCGAATGAGTGTCGGGTCCAGCTGCATTCCTTGCAGCGACGCCGGCGCACCATAGCCAGGAGCCCGCTCTGGTCCCTGACGTACTGCTTGCGGTCGTTCGGCTCCAGGATCTGGAGCTCGGCACGTCCGGTCTTCAGGACCTGGGTCGCCCCCTCGCACCGCAGGCACGGCAGGCCAAGGACCGGCTGTCGGCCCCGTTGCTTCTTGGGCGCCGGCCGGACCCCGGGCAGTCCGTTCGACCCATACCGGCGCTCGTCCGGGAACATGACCTGGGGAATCATTGGTCGGCCTCTGTGCGGCGCTTCGCTTCTTTCCAGCACGACGCACAGTCGTCCTTGCCTGGTTTCTCACCGAAACTCATGACCTGGTCGTCTGGGCCGCCATACATCCAGCGTCGGCAGAGGGAGATTAGGTCGCCCTTCTCGAAGACGTGGGCCTTTCGTGCATTTCCCGGCCATCGCCACACAAGGCTCATCGTCGGTGCCTCGAATCGAAGATCCCCGCCACCACGAAGACGGCCCCCATCAGGATCGTGAACGCGACGAACGCGACCAGGAGCTGGTACTGCTCGATGAGCGGCTTGAGGTCGATCATGCTTGTCCCTTCTTCTTCCGATTGGGTCGCTTGCGAACGATCTTGAGCTGGCCATATGACGCAGCGAGGCGCAGGAGCTCGGAGCTGGAGTGTACCCCCAGTGTCTTCTGCCCCTGGAGCCGATGCACGGCCACGGTATTGCGACTGATGCCTAGCGCACCGGCGATCTCCGGGTTGGTCTTGCCGGCGATTACCAGGGTCAGCACCTCACGTTGCCTGGGCGAGAGCTTCTCCATCATCGGCGTGCCCACGATCGAATAGCCTCCACGACCCAGGGTGGTGCCTCGAATGATTCCACGTTGCCATTGCTCTCTCGGACGATGACCGCTCCTCCGTCTCGACGGATGACGGCACGAGGCAGCTCCTCACCGGGAGGCGTGGGCTCTGGCTTGACCTTGTAGAGTAGGGTGGTCGGACTATTGTTGCGATCGATGGTTTGGAATGCCAGTGTCTTCCACTGATGACGGGTTTGCTGCTGAGCACCACCGCTCGCACCGGTGCAGCCGTACAGGCCTCGCTCTTCGATCCCAGCCTTCTCTCGCAACCATAGGCGCATGCCGGGTCCATCGTAGGGGGTGACGCGCACCAGGAGGCAGCGCCGGCAGAACTGCAGCTTCATCGTCCGGCCACCGATCCACGCCGACGCATGAACTGGGAGTCCAGGATCTTGCGGCGCCAGTCACGCGCCATGCTCCCCGGGATGCTCCAGGCGTGCGACGTCTCGTCCTTGAGCAGGCCCAGGGTGCATTCAAGGCGTACCGTGCTGATGGTAGAGTCGCGCACGACGGCCGTGACGCGCGTCCCGTCGACCGGGCAGCGCATACTGCATTCGGACCCGCTGCATGCGTTGATGAGGCGGATGGCCAGCAGTGTGCCGGCGACCTTGCTCTCAGTCTTC